AGAAAGGATAAAGGATGGCTTCACAATATAGTATATTAAGGAATTACGGCAAGTACGTATCACCCTACAACATGGATGTCATGATGCAGGGTATGGGATACATGCAGCAGAAGATAGATACCAATCGGCAGGCTATAAATGAGTATGCTGATTATATTATCAATTCTGACATTATAAAACTTCAGGATAGGGAATATCTTCAGAATAGGTTAAATGGATTGATACAGGATGTGAATAACGTGTATCGTAAATCCAATCTAGCTTCTGATGGTATAGCTAGAAGCATACAAGCCCGTCTTGGAGAGGCTTTAGATACCCGTGTATTGAACGCTATCGCCGGTACTAGGGAGTATAGGTCTTTCTCTCAGAAGATCGAAGATATGAAGCTTAATAATCCTAAGCAATATAGTGCCATAAATGAGGCTGTGGCCTTAATGCCGTTTTATGAATGGGTTAATGATGGTCAGGTTGGTACAAGGATGAATCCTATTCATTACACTCCTTATACGGATTACAATGAGGAGATGAATAAGATGATGAAGGATTTCGTCAGTCTTAATAAGGGAAAGAAGTTTTCTGTTCCTGAGGTAGTGGATGGCAAGCCTACTGGTAGGATGAGAGATATTACTGTTGATGAGATGAGTCGATCTCAGATTAGAGCGATAGCCGCTAGATCTATATCCCAGAACGCTAAGGCTCAGATGCAGATAGAGGGTCAGTATTTGGCTGCCACTAATCCCGGTATGTTTAGTGGCATGACTACTGATCAGTTCGTTAATAAATATGTTTCCGGTTTTGACGCTGAGGAGAGCGCACTCTTAGCCAAACTCAAAGGGGCCGAGGCCAGCCCTTCCGCTAAGGCGGCTATTGAGGCGTCACTACAGGAGGTCCGGGAACAGCGCCGTGCGTTAGTGGAGGAGGCTACTTCCTTTATTGGCAATAATATGAACCCGGCTAGAGCGGGGGAGTTTATTGTACGTAATGAATTTCTTGATGGTGTATCCGCTAGATGGTCGTATAACAACTCATCTGAGAACTACATCGCTGATGATTATTACTTTAAGATGAGAGATCTTGATTTCAAGGAGAGAGAGTTCTCGTGGAGGCAGAAATCAAAGGAGATAGATCAGAATCTTAAGCTTAGGGAAGTAATGTCCAAGGAAGCTGGTAATAGCTCTAATATCCCTACAGGTGTTATGATTGAGCTGGAAAAGGTTCAGCCTAATGTTACTCCTGAGAATATATTTGACAATCAATATATTCAGAATGAGAATAATATATCGACAGGTGAGAAGGATTTAATATCATCCATAAATCCTGTTGATCTACGAGGCATAGAGAACGATATACAAAACAATCCTTCTATATATCATGGTGGTGTTAATAGCGAGAATATTATGGCATGGATCACTAATAATGGCGGTGCGTCAAGTTCTGTATTATCATCAACCCCAAATATGGTGAATAAATATGAGGCTCTTATGGCAGCGAATGATAATAGGAATAGGTATGGTAAGATCATGGATGAGGAAGTTGATTATCTTACAAATGCCTTTGATGTCGCTACGGAAAATATCCTTAATGATGCTGTAAGGGATCAGGACTATGTTACTGGAGGTATTGATACATATACTGACAATGGTATGGTTAATGCGAGGGATGTTGGTAAGAATGGAGCTATTATTGGAGGGAAAGAGTATTCACCAGAAGATGCTTTAAAGGTTTCCGCTATAGCTGGATTGATAAGCGAGAACATCAACTATGCGGATAGATCTATAGCTAATACGGAGCTGATGAGATCTTATATAAATTTGTTAAATAGATATTCAGGAGAAAATTTCACTCTGGAGGATATAAATGATATAGCTAAAACTTATAGTCGTGTAGACAATCCGGTAATGAATAGCGATAATGTCGATATGACTAGTAGGGATAAAATGATCAAGATCTTAGGTAAGAATATGTCTAGAGCTGACGGTCCTACGCTTAGAAGAGAATGGTCTTCATCTAATATAGGTCGTAATATAGCTAAGGCTATTCAGGATTCTAAAATGGTCTATGAAAGAAGATATGACGAGTTTGCTCCAAGATCATGGTCGTTCTCTAATTCTACCAATGCCTCTAAAGAAGATAGGCGTATGCATGCTAAATTAGAGAGTCTGCTTTTGTCAAGAGCTGGTTTCTTGAATAAGGATAAAGATAGCAGACTTAATAATTACATATTGTATGCTCGTCCTACGGATAATCCCAATACATTTGATTTGGTAGCTATGGCTGGCGGAAAAAATATCGCTACGGTTCAAGTTACTAAAGAGGAATTAGATAGTATGGGGTATAGTTTGTACGAAAGGGAAAGGAATGTAAGATCTGAAGATTACGAATCTAAGATCATCCCTGTATCTTTTTCTGCCACGACCAATAGGCCTTATCAGAAATGGGCGCAAGCTAATTCACTTGGCGCTTTCGCTACTATCGAGAATGCGGCTGAGGAGGCTTCTAGGATGGTTGATAAGTACAATATTCAGAACAATGAACTAGCTACATCAGAGCTTAATAAAAGAGCTATTAGGATTATTAATACGGTTTTAAGAAATTACAAATCGTATGATATTAAAGCCAAGGGCTTTCCTGGAGGTGTTGAGGTTGGCGTTTATTTTCACGGGCAGGCTAGGACCGGGACACCTCTAAAGGTGTTGGAATATAATACTGATTATGCTGATAATATCATGAAGATTATAAATATGTGTCCTCAGATGTATCTTACCCAAGCCGTGGTTGAGGCTATCAATAAAGACGTTATTGTTAAGGGTAGAGATATTAATGAGCAGCACTCTGATCTTAGCAATATTCTTTCGGTGTTGGATAAAGAGACTATGGATAAAATAGATGGAAAAAATGAGCAATAATAATAACGATATAGGGAATGTGATGAAGAGTCAGGGATACTATGTCCCTACTCCATCAATTCCATCTCCCATGCCTTCTAAGGATAATATTTCTTCTATCCCTATACCTGTTGGCATGCGCAGTTCATCGGATATGGATAATGATGTTTTGTCTAGAGAGGGAAGCAGAAGTATTCCATCATTAGTAGAGGGTATAAAAAATTCCGTAGAGACATCTTATCATGATGATGTAAAAGCAAGGAATCCGCTTTTTCAGATGATAAACGAGACAGGTATCCCTAAGGGTAATTATGATATAACTGGAAGTAGGATCAACCTTCGTGATTCAAGGTATAGGCTGTCAACAGGTGAATGGATTCCAAAATACGAGAGTTATATCAATAACGTGGATAATGATGATCGTCTGTCAAAGAACCAAAGCGGTTGGGAGAAGACTTATAGAGGATTGGGTAAATTCATCTATAAGTCCACATTGTATGGTATAGGGGGCGTAGGTCAGTCTATATACGGATTAAAGGAACTTGTTACAAAAGGGACGTTATCCGCCATATCTGATAACGGCTTTGCCGATTGGTTAGATGATATGGATAAGCGAGGTGATTATACGCTTAATCATTATTACAGCAAGGAGGAGAGAGATGCCGGGTTCCTTAAAAGCATGCTCACTACAAATTTCTGGACGAATGATCTTCTATCAGGTGCGGCATTTACGGCTGGAGCCGTTTTGTCATCTTACGCCTTCGCTGGAGCTGGTCTTATGAATGCCGCTCGTATGGGGGCTAGGATAGGTGCTACGATTGCCGGTATGGGGAAGGCTGCTTCTGCTACAAAGACCGGGTTTAATGCTATGCTAAGAGCTGCTCGTATAGGTCGTGGTATAGGCAAGGGGTTGGATAACCTGACTTTTATGAGTACTTCTACGCTTTGGGAAGCTTCCGTGGAATCAAGGAGCGGGCTGATGGAGTCTGAGGAAAACTTCAAGCAAGCTTACAGGAACGCTTACGGCAGAGAAGCCTCATATGAGGAACTCATGAAGTTCAGAGCTGATAATGCTGATGCCGCTAACGCTATATTCGCTGCCAATATCGGTATCCTTACGTTATCCAATATAGCTATGTTTGGTGATATGTTTGGCATGGATCTGGGCGTGGATAAGTTCATAAAACGCAATATATTTGGCGTAGGAGCCGAGAGAATGGACAACGGTGCACTAAGGGCTATAACACCAAAGAAATGGCAGAAAATAGCTGGTAATACGTTTAATATCATTAAGCGACCGGTATCTGAGGGTTTGTTCGAGGAAGGTCTTCAAGGTGTTTCCAGTAAGTCTGCGGAGGATTGGGTGGAATCAAGATATAATCCTATGGCCATCCGTCAGAATATAGGTTATATGGAAGCTATAAAGAACGGATTCAAGGAGACTTACGGATCTAATGAGGGCTGGAAGGAGATCGGCATCGGTATGATTATTGGATCGGTTATGGGAGGAAAAAGTCTTGGAGGTATAAAGGAATGGAGCCAAGACATGTCCCGTAACAAGGGGATGGTGGAGGCCTACAACACTAATGCCGGCGCCTTGACCTCGGCGGCCGTCCAAGCTATTCGTGGCAGCATGGCTCTGAACGCTCAATTATCAGGCTTGAAAACGGATAATAACGCTGACGATATACCTAATTCTAGAATCGTAGATAAGACTTTTAGTGACGCTGTATTCAATCGTCTTCGTTATGATCAGGAAATGGGGATGTTAGATGATACTAAGGAGAATTTCAAGACAGTCATCGAGTCTATACCTAATAGCGATATAGCCTCCGATATGAATATGACAGATGAGCAGGTAAATGAGTATAAGTCAAACCTTATCAGTGAGTTCAATAAGAAGGTTGATAATTTTACTATGGCCAGCAGATTTGCCGACTCCCTTACCGATGGTATATCCAATAGATCATTTAACACCTATATCTCCAACATGGCTTATAACGGTCTTGAGGCTAAGGATAACTTGGATGATATCGCTAATCAGTTAGGAAGGATATACAATACGGATATAGGACCTGCTTTAGATATATATTCTCGTCTTAATCCTGATTCGAGTAGGGATCTTGAGAAACTCAGGAAGCTTACAGATGATATACAGAAAATGGAGAAGAATGTTTTGAAGCTTCAGCAGAGTGTCACATCTAAGGAAGCTCTTGAGTCTGATAAGGTCAAGTTAGCCAAGGAGAATGATAGACTTCTTAAATTGACGGAGGATAGGATTGCTTTGGAGAGGAGATTAGCTACGTTAGTTAACTCAGAGACAGATATATCTAAGCTGTTATTAAACAGGGATGAATCAAGGATCAGCGCCGCCGATCTTATGGCAGCTTATGAGACTATAGTTGGTTTTGAGAATGCCGTATCTATCCGTGGGGTTGATAATCATAAGGAGGCTATGGCGTTGCTTAGCGAGTATCGTCATAATCTTGTGGCTTATAAGAATATAAACGAGTCACTTCGTCGTATGCGTGACAGAAGATTCATCCGGGCGCAGGAACGCGGGTTCATGAAGATATTATCGAACGCATGGGGGAAGACTTATGAGGAGGATGACAGCAAGTATGATTTCAGGAATACCGATGATCCTGATGCTAATTCCCTTTATGCCAATGATCAGGCCATAGATAAGGCTTATCAAGATGGTCTTATAGGAGAGGACGAGGCATTTATGTTCAAGACCTATAATCATATGATCGCCAGATCTATGGAGAATGACATCAAGGCTGATGAGGGAGGTATCGTTGAGAATGTACCTGATAATGAGGATATCATAAATCCTTCTGATGATAGAATCAATAATATAGCTATAAAGATATGGAACGGTAATGAGGATATCTTATCTCCTAGGGAGAGGCAGATATATGATAATAATAAGGATCGTATCAATGATCTTGTAAATGGGTTTGGCGATAATCCTATAGCTAGGCTTAATAAGATTAGGTCAATGATAGATAGGTTAAATACCAACGATAACGTCTTAAATAACATCAGAGATACTATTGATGATATCATAGATATAAACATTAATGGTCTTGATAAGGATCAGGTTAAGGGGGCTATACAGACTTACAATGATCTTATGAATGATATTGACAACGGGAATGAAGTTGATCAGGATAAACTTAATGAGGCTATTGATATTATCAATAATTATTCTGATGATCCTCTTCTTCAATTCGTGGAATGGATGAGGCTGTATGATAATGGAAGTATGGTTGTCAAGGATTACGATAAGTCTATACCTATGGGTGATGTTCTCACGGAGAGCGAACCCGGGACATCCACCGGCAGGACGGAGGTCAACGCCGCCCAGAATCCGGTGGTGTTGATGGCTCAAAAGAGGGAGATCGGTGGGGTCATGTATTATGAGGTAGGAGGGATGAGGCTTGACAGGTTTATGGCGGGATCCGGGCTTAAGGCTCTCGTCACGCCCGGTGAATATGTTATGGATGATAAGATGGTGATGGATTTTACTGATGGGACGAACATGTTCAGCGTTATTGAGTCCAAGAATCATTCAAGATGGATGATTAGTGAGGATGACGCTCAGGCTTTCGAGAACGCTACCGGTGTCATACTGGGGCGGCAGACCGCCTTATCGACCTCCAACTGGTTCATGGTGTATCGCAAGGGGCAGGATGGGTCTATTGTCCCTTATTATACGGGTGATACGTTTGGGTCTAATAACGAGTCGGTGAATCAGGAAGCAGCGGCTAGCCTTCGCAAGGGTGATATGGTAAGGTTTAAGATGGATATGTCAGATCCATATACCAAGGGACTGTATGATAAATACAATAGCCTTAACGCCGTTGATCCTAATTCTGATGAGACTAAGTCGGCTTACAGAGAGCTGGTTGATAATATGGTTATTAAGATCGTGGATAGCGATGGCAATTTCGTCTCGGTACTGAAAGCCAATGACCCGGACTCAAAAGGAAGTAACGCTGATTTAAGGAGTATGGCCTTTGAGTTGTATAGGGATAATGTAGGATCTGTCGCTGGCGAGATTGATATACCGTTCGTAGGCACAGTTACCAGTGTTTTGCCGGGAAGACCTAATTTTAGCATAAGTGATGATAATGGTACGTTGATGGTATCCGAAAATGACTTTACCAATGAGACGGTTGGTAAGGTCGAGAGCGTAGGATATATAGAGAACGGGGAGGTTACGATGAAGGATAATATTAGGTATAACATATTCCCGTTCTGTACGGCTATCGTTAGGGACAAGTATGGTAATTATAAAAATTCGCGTATCCCGGTTGTAGCTATAAAGACAGGAAATGGAAGAAATTACCTGTACCCCATAAGATTGAAAAATCAGGATATATCATCATTCTCATCCATGATCGGATCGATGGCTGATAGGATTATGGAAGGTCTAGGCGGAGGCGTAAGTATTGATGATATAATGGATCTTAATAACGCTATAGCCAGATCCGGGTTGGATAATAAGACATATATGATTCCGTTGACGGGAGACGTGGATGTTATCAAGAAACGGCTAGGGGCTGTCAAGGAAGCGGCTAGTAAGATGCCTATGACTACTGACGTAAGAGGGTGGATAGGCGATTCCAGGACTAAGGAGGATATTTTGATGAATGACGTTACGATCAACATCGATCTTAATAACGATCCTTTCATAGCCCCTAAGTTCAGGATGAGTATCAGGAGGGATGAGACGTTCTTCGAGGAGGTTGTGACCCCGTTCGGCAGCCCGTCTGACCTCCAATCGGGGTCCGCCTCGCCCGCGAAGGCTGCTGAGGATAGGTCTTTGGTTTCCGACGGTAACGTAGTATCCGGAGAAAATGAGGCGGAAAATCCTTGCTAAATAAAATATCTTGACTTATCTTTGCGGCGTCAGTCCATCACCTGACGAGTAAGATATTTAAAAGTTGGTCCCTGTCGGGTGTGTGATGGCCCCGGTGGGGACTCTTTATATTATGCAACTAGATTCTTTTTTACATCGGAAGATCATGCAAGACCTACGCATCCAGCGAGTGAAGGTCTTGATGATGTTATACACCAGTAACTATTTTGTCAAGGTCAGACAAAAGCAGTTGCTTGATCATACATACGCCTTAAGCAGGGATCAGGCTTTTGATTATATGACTGAGTTCAATAAAAGACTTAGTGATAAGGTTGGTATAAAATGTACGATGGATATCCTTCTACCTACCGATGATGATAATGCTAACATCATAATCGAGCACAATGGCATCATCAAGAAGCTGATGAGAGAGGCCGAGAAACTAGAACTTGATACCGATGCTATCAAAGCCATGATGCGTGATCTTCTTAATGAGTTGAAGGATGATATTGATCTTAATATCCTGATATTTGACGTAAGCCAGTTGCTTATAAAATACAATCTATTTAGGTTGGAGGCTATAACCGAGCAGGAGTTCAAGGGCTCTTTTGTCAGGATGGATAGTAGGAATATGGAGATAAAGAAACTAACTTTATCTGATATCAAGAAGGTGGTGGAGATGATAGAGGATAGGTATAGCTACGCTTTATATATGACAGAGGAATATGGCTGATTACATTTTTTGTAAAAATATCTCTTGTTTGTTTGTAGTTTCAAAATAAGGTCTTATATTTGCGGTGTCTATCCGTTGCTAGACCAGAAGAAGATATTAATATCGCTTAGGCGTAGGCGATAAATGAGAGCTATCAGTGGGGTAACGGACGCTGGTGGCTCTCGTTGTTTTATATTATGGATGATAATTTAAAATTATTTGAGAATCCTGATTTTGGGGATGTGAGAGTATTGTTGGATGAGAAACATGAACCATGGTTTGTCGGTAATGATGTAGCTAAATGTTTAGGGTATGCAGATCCTAGGGATGCTGTAAGAAGGTTGGTAGATGACGAGGATTGTAAAATGCTGAGATTGTCAGAAGATAGGGAGGCCTACGATTCCACCCCTATTCACAATCAATATGTTAGCCAGATAAAGATTATTAATGAGTCTGGTATGTATACTTTAATTATGTCATCTAAGAAGGAGTTTGCTAAGAAATTCAAAAGATGGGTAACATCGGAGGTTCTCCCTTTTATTAGGAAAACAGGTTCCTATTCTATGCCATCTAACAATATGCCATCGAAGAATGAACTTCCATCTGATTATATAGAGGCATTAGAGGCTTTGCTTAAATCGGAAAAGGAGAAGCGTGCGTTAGCTGAGGCGAAGAAAGCGGCAGAGGAAGCCAAAAGGATATCCGATAATATCATTAAAGAACAGGCTCCTATGGTTGAGTTTGCTAAGACAGCCGAAATAGCCCAAGAGACAGATATGTTGATCAGAGAGGTTCGGGAAAAGCTAGAGGCTCATGGATATGATATAGCGGAGAAGAATCTTCGAATATTGCTTGAGGATAAGAAGTTCTTCGCTAAGACCGGTAAGAGGTGGTTGCTTTCCCAAAGGATGATAGACAGCGGTTATGCTCGTTATAGATATCGTAATGATGACGAGTTCTACGGCACTAATACTGTCTATGTGACTCCTAAGGGATTTCAGTGGATTGTGTCTAAGATATCTAAAGAATGGATGCCTAGGTTCTTGGAATTGAAAGGCAGGGTTCTGAGTAGATCAGATAAAGATATTTTCGCTAAACGATAAACTCCATTTTTTTATAATTTAGGATTGAGTTTTTGCCTGTTCGTGAGGATCGGCAAAAAGATTTGCACTTTTCGGAGAAACATAAGGTTTGTTATTATGTTGTTATTTTGGTGTCCCGTCCGCTCGTGAGAGTAGGCGGGATTTTCTATCTTTGTGTCAAAACGATTTAGTAATGGGTAGATCTTGTTATGTTATAAAAAATAAGGAGGGTGGGATAGATAATGTCCTTGCCCCTAATAACCAACCATCCGGATTATACCAAAGGGCGATGGAGGTGTTGGGCGACCAGAAGCAGGCCTTATCGGTCTGGGGTACGGCCTACTCCCCCGACTTCGTGTCTTTCTTTGGCGATTGGATGTCCATGCCATCAGAATATGATCTGGATAGTAATGGGGAACCTAGGTATGATGATGTCATGTCCTTTATCAAGCGGAAGAACTATTTCGCCGGCAATTTCATGGCTGATGAGGTTAAGGATATTAATAATACTCTTACTTCCTTGGGTGTTGATAATATCAATGATCTTAATGATATGATTGTATCTAACTTCCTTTCCGGCGGTGATATATTCCTCAATAGGTACAATCTTGAGCGATCTGGGATGTATGACGCTGATGAGATTGATAATATCATGACTAACCGATCGGAGTATGAGCGGGTAAGGGATATGATGAGGAGGATTGTCGATTTTATGTCTGAGGGGAATCTTAATGAGAAGGATATGTATTTCCTGTCCTCCGAGTCAGGCCTTGGTGATGATTATATGATATATGAGGATACATATGACTCGTTAGGGAAGAGAAAGGTCTTGAATCCAATAGAGGTAAGGGATACGATCATGAGGGCGGTAGGCGGTATCAGTGACCGCCGGGAGTTCGATCAGGCTTTCGCCTCCATCCCATACCCTTCCTTGGCACTCCGGTATCAGGAGGATCAGGATTACGCAGATCGGATGTATGACACGTATCGTAATATGACCCGTATGGAGGTTAGGGATCAGGAAGGGAATACGATTACCGACTCATGCTCCAATAGCACCATACCGTATATCAGTACGCCTAAGGACATGAAAGCCCTAAGGGGTAAGGTTGGGGAGATAATCGATATGGATGATTTTAAGGACATCAAGGACGTTTCCGGACGTCTGTATGACATAGCTATGGATCTTGCCGACATGGGCGTGGATATAAGCGAGGCGATCAGTGATGAGATGGTTATATCCAGACCGGAGGATATCCGTGATCTTATGGCGTCGCTGGATGTCATGTTATCTTCCATACAGGCTGGCAATTCGGTATACGATAGCTTTATCTCCGATCTTGATAGGATAACAGGAAAAGGGAATCCGATATACGAGGTTCAGGATACTTATTCTACCGGTGATAGGATGGTGTATGTAAGGTCCGGGAATACATCCCCTTCCGATATGTATGATAGGAGCATGTTGTATATGGGTAGGAATACGTACCACAACACAGCCCCGATAACCGACACCGATCAGGCCTATGAGATGTTGGCCGATATCGGGATAGAGCGGCCCTCGTACTTGCCGGCTGGCGTGGTTCCTGCCGGGGCTTCTCGATCCGATATTGACGTGATCAAGGATAACATAAAGAAGCTAGTTATGTCCAACATCTCATCCTCGAATACTGAGAACATGATCCTTACCAGATTAATATACCAACATCCCGTGACTCCTGAGATGGATGATGTCGATATTGATCGAGAGTTCAGGAGATACGAGGCTAGGCAGGGAAAGGATCGGGATTTTATCAAATCCTGTACCTCGTTGAGGAAGATCCAGATCAAGGAAAGGTTAAAAAAATCGGATTTATATAATAATGTCTTACGTTTCCTTGATTTTAATGGATTTTATAACGTATCTTTGAACCACCATGACAGAGGTACGTTAAAAAGCATGGAGATGTCGTTGCCGGAAGGTCAGGTAAGGGATCTTCTGTTTGACGTGGCTATCGAGTCCGGTGACAGTAGCATGAGAAACCTTTTCTATCTGGATAGTCAGGACAGGATGATGGATGCCGGGTTTTACAGGTATCTGTACCAAAGGAATCCGGGCCTGCTCCGGGAGGTCAACGGCGGCGTCGAGGCGAGACCGGACGGTTCGTTCTTGGCTCGTGGGAGGTATGATGATTTCGTGTCATTCCAATCCGGTTTATATGAGAAGGTAGGTGAGACGGTTGATGGTGCGATATACAGGTTCGTTGATAATCTTATATACTCCGATCCATCATCATATCAAGAAAACATGGTACGAAGGATGGGTGACGTTACGGTAAGGAGTGACGATAACCGCCTGTCAAGGATAGAGGATGATCCCTCATCCAGCAAGATAGTTAATGAATACACTGCTAATACAAATAAGTTGATGCGAGATTTTTCGTGTAGTTAATCTCTCTTTGACGTCGTGAGACGTTTTCTTTCGAGCATTGAAACATTGAATTTTTTGACATACCCCCATTACTGAAGTGAATGGGATTCTTGGATAATAACGTATGGGACCTCAGTCTTGCGACCGTTGGATTTATCCATACTCTCCAATTCGGAAATGCCCTTCCGAAGGATATTTTGAGAAGCTAAAAGATCTCTTTCATTTTTGGAACCGCACGCTGGACATTTCCAGCTGCGTTCCTTAAGTGAAAGATCTTTATAGATATAACCACATTTACAAACCTTTGAGCTGGGATACCATTTATCGATTTGATGTACGGTGACACCATATTTTGACGCTACGTATTTCAATTTATCAATAAACATCGAATGACTAAGATCAGACACCTTCTTACCCCATAGATGTTTCATAGCTTCTATGTTAAGAGTTTCTAAGAAAATAAAATCATATTGTTTACACAACTGATGTGCTAACTTCCATTGAAAATCAGAACGTAGATTCTTTATTCTCCTATAGGCTTGTTGAAGTTCAAATGATCTTCTCTTTCTATTATTCGATCTTTTATCAGATCCTGAAAGCCTTTGATTACATCTATTTATCTTCTTTTGGTATTGTTTGAAGAATAATGGAGACTGAACAAAACTTCCATCACTTAACGTCATGTAAGTTTTAAGTCCGAAATCAATCCCTACGGATGCACCATTACGTGACTTTCTATAGGTTTTATTTGACTTATAGTCAGTTATAATGACAATGGAATATCTGTTACATGTTTCTCTAAGTATTCTTATTTGTTTTATATTCCCTTTGTACAAGACGGTTTCGGCGGGGCTAACGGTTGGTGGTTGTGGATCATCGTCCTGTTCTGGTTATGGGGCGGCCGTGGCTTTGGCAATGGTTTTGGCAATGGTAATGAGTGTTGCGCTAATGGTCTTCCCGCTCAATTGAATAACGACTATGGTCGTGAGTTGTTGATGCAGGCCATCCAAGGTAATAGAAGCGCTATCGATCAGATCGCTAACGCCTTGAACTGTACTACCACTCAATTGCAAAGCGCTATCTGTAACGTACAAGGCGCTATCGATAAGGTGGCTGGTCAGGTAGGTATGACCTCTCAGGCTGTTATTAACGCCGTACAGCAACAAGGTTGTGAGATCGGTAATCAAATGATCAAGACCGGAAGATCAAGAATCTTGAGGAGAAAGTCGATAGGATGGGATCCTCTTTCGATGAGCTAAAAGAGTTGTTAATTAAAAAATTAGGTTAAGATGAGAGTTATAGATTTAGGCGGCGGTCACGAAGAGGACTACAATGACGAGATCTACGATCGTAGAGGCGGCCGTGGACGTAGCAGACGTTCGGATGGGACTTACATGGGTTATGGTGGTGGAATATACGACCACTATGGCAAGGAGCATGATGGCAGAATGGATGAGCTAGAACGCCGTGAGCGTGATCTTGAAAGACGCGAGAGGGAGCTGGAACGTGACGAGCGTGAGCTTGAGAAACGCGAGAGACTCCATGAACGTGAGGACGAGATGTATCGCAGGGGATGGTTCGGTGAGCGTGGCATCCGTGACGAGTTCGATGGTACCGAGCCGTATATGCGCAGGGGACGCAGGAGTCGTTACTACTGAGGAGCAGACGCCGATGACCCGGATTATAAGCGGTATATAGACACCCATGGATATCACTTTTCCAAGGAGCTGGCTAGGGAAGCCGCTGACAAGATGCTTAACGCCGACGGGTCCAAGAGAAGATGGACGATGGAGGACGCTAAGCAGATGTTCGATAAATGCGGGGCCAAGAAACCTGATAACGCCACTTGGGGAGATATCCAATACCTGTTCGCTATGTTCTATAGCGACTACTTTCCTAAGGTATTGGATTGCGACCAGAAAATAGTCAAGGCTGTCTTGGCTTATCTGGAAGACCCTGACGCCCCGGAAGGGACGGCGTTCGTAAGGTATCTGGCGGTGCGGTGCTTCGTCGGTGACACAATCAAATGGAGTGATATGATTTAGTTTGATACAACGTTGGAGAACCCTGTCGGCAATAGAATACCGATAGGGTTTCTTTTTGATCGTAGCCTTATTATGATTACATTTGTTCGAGGTAGATCTTTTTGTCATGGTAGGGTGGGCGGGAATGAAAAAAGGCATCCTCACGGACACCCTTTCCCTTTGGTTGAAAATCATTTAAAACATTATGAGTTACTACACCGCAAATATAGATAATTAAATACAAACTGCAATGGGTAAGGGGTATTATTGGATAGAGCCAGTGGATCAGACGTTAAATGATTTCCAGTTTTATAAGGCACGTATCGTAGGCGATCCTGAATATGACGAGAGACATCATCGAGTTATATTGAGAACTGATAAGTATTTCCCTGTCGGAAGTATCTTCCATGTCTTAAAAGACCCAGAGATGTTTGTTATAGAGAGGAAGTTTAAGACATGGGGGAATAAGTATGTCGTTAAGCCTTGTGAGGGTGAATGGGAATGGGATTCTGTCCAGAAACTTAAAGACAAGGCTATTATATTCCGTAGCGGATTCCTGCACGGGGACGGCAGTTTCTGACACTTACCCGTATCTTCCCCCCCCCTCGATTTCTTGGTATTTATGTATATAACTATATTTGAGCAAAAAATAAGTGTAATATGGCAGATTTTCAAGGTAAATACAATGGTGATCAGATAGAGCAGCTTCTGGATAAGGCTAATGATATTGATCTTACCAAATATGCTCTTAAGACGGATAATGCCCCTACCGCCACGAAATTACAGGCGGCTAGGACCATAGCGCTGTCCGGGGCTGTTACCGGTAGTGTCTCATCGGACTTCGGAAGCAACGTAACTATCTCCACGACATTGGCCAATTTTGATGCCTCTAAGATCACGTCCGGAACCATCAGCATAGATAGGTTACCTAAGGCGGCTTTGGAGAGATTGATCGTGGTAGCTGATGATACGGCTAGATTCGCCCTTACCACCGCTACGGCTCAAAGCGGTGATACGGTAAAGGTCACGTCTACAGGTAAGATGTATCTGATAAAAGACGAGTCTAAATTAAACAGTGAGGATGGGTATGAGCCGTACACGGCTAGCTCGGCTTCTTCTGTCCCATGGTCCGGGGTTACGGGTAAGCCTAACACCTTCACCCCTCCAACATCCTCCGCTACCGTTCTTGGTGGTATTAAGGTGGGATATGCGACTTCGGGAAAGAATTATAAAGTTCAGGTAGATTCGTCCGGTAACGCTTTTGTTAATGTTCCATGGACAGATAATAACACCACGTATAATGAAGCCACGGCCGACACCTTAGGATTGGTTAAGATCGGCTATGCTTCTAATGGAAAGAACTACGCTGTGCTCTTGGCTAATGGCAAGATGTACGTCAATGTCCCTTGGACTGACAGTAACACGACTTATACCCAAGCTACAAGCGATAATCTGGGTCTTGTTAAGATCGGGTATTCGGCTAACGGGAAGAATTACCCGGTAGCTCTTGACGGAAATGGTAAGATGTATGTGAATGTTCCGTGGACGGATACCAACACGACATACACCAATATGGGAGCCGCTTCTGCCTCAGCGTCGGGAAAGGCCGGCTTGGTCCCCGCACCTGCCGCCGGAGCGCAAGCCAAGTATCTTCGTGGTGACGGGACATGGCAAACCCCTCCTAATACCACATATAGCAACATGGGTGGAGCGACGTCCTCAGCCGCAGGATCGGCGGGATTGGTACCCGCTCCGACTGCCGGTAAGCAAACCTCTTTCCTTCGTGGCGATGGTACGTGGGTAGTGCCTACCAATACCACATACGGATTAGCCTCTACTACAGCTAACGGCTTATTGAGACAGCTTAATGGAAGCACATCCAGTTTCATGCGTGGAGATGGCACTTGGGCTACACCTCCTAACACGACATACGCCGTAGCCAACGAGTCTACTAACGGGTTGATGGCGGCGGCTGACAAGAAGACCATGAACAGGCTTATAGGAGTTAATACGGTCACGACATTAGCTAACTTGCCTATTAGCAAGAGAAGTATCACGGCTACGTTATCAGCCGCTACCACCCTATCCGTGCAGTCAGGGATGCAGGTAGGGGAGGAGCTGATGATCAGGTGTGTACCCTCAGCGGCTTTCACCCAAGCGATACCTAATTCCGGGGATTATGTCAGCATGAGCGGAACTTCTATAACCACTACGGCTAACAAGCCTTTCGAGATAAATATCTGGTGTTACGCTTCAGGCAAGTATAGCATCGCCGTTAAAGAATAAGATTAATAAGCTATGAGTTTTACATATATAAACAGGGAGATATATCCCAAGATGTTGGTTCAAGATGAGCCTCTTGACGATAATTACGCCAAGGGCTATAGTTATGATGATTACTCCAAAGGTATTCCCGCCCCATGGATAGAGCTTGGGGAGGAGCAACTGGCGTTCAAGGAGGCTAATCCTAAAGCTACTGTCAAGGAGATTATCGAGTCTAAGCTGGATGAGTCAAGGCTTCTTAATGAGGAGAAATCAGTTAAATACGAGGAGATAAGAACTTATGAGACCGGAAATCTATATGAGTTCTTCTTGGATGATCAGAATATCTATATTCCTGAACATGATAGACGTAACGCCTTGTCTGATGGGGCTATAGCTGGCAAGATAACGATCATGGGTCTGGAATTCGATATAACGGAAGGCAAGATCTTGATCGGGATGATGGATAAGTATGATAATGATCTTATGTCGGCGTTAGGGGACAAGCAAAAGCAGATCAATCTAGCCACTACCGTAGAGCAGGTAAGGGCTATTGATGTCCAATCCGGATATCCAGACAAGATAAGTGTCACCACAGCATACGTCCAGCAACAGGCGAAGGAGAAGGACGCCTCTGATCCTCAGAAGGTGGCTGTAAAATTTTCTAGAATGGTGGTTAATAATAAAGACTTATCCTTATCCTCTAACGATAAATTGGATGTTAAGGTCCTATTCCCCATATGGGGACAAGAAGGGGCGGAGTTCGGGCTATCCGTGGATACCGGATTTTGTCTTAGGGTGGTTAAGGAGGATACGGATATCCTTTATGAGGTTATCCAACAACATACGCTGTCGGAGGAATGGGAACCCGGACTAAATACGGCTTCCTTGTATAAGGTTATTGATAAGGAACATGCCGGTACTATAGGGGATCCTATCCCGTATTTCCCTCCAATGGAGATATTCAAGGATAAGTATTACATTCAGAACGCTGATGTGTATAAGTGTACTAGGGATAGCGGAACTCCTCTCAGCCATAATCTACAGGATTTAATAGGTCTGTACGTGGAGCGGGTGTAGTCGTAGTGCTATCTACCCCCCCCCCATATTTTATGGCTAACATTATATAAGTTATTTTTGGCATAATAAAAGGACATTTATAAATATATTTAAGTATGGCATCACAAAAATTCGGTTTCGTAACCGTAGACCCGGTATCAGGATCAGGAGATCAGGCGGTTAATTTCTCCGGTGATAAACACACCGGTCGTCTTCAACGCACTATCAACCTTACGGTCACCACGAACGGCGGGGCTAAGAAGGCGTTGGTAGTTAATCAGGCAGCGGCTGCTGAGGTGGTAAGATCAGACAGCCCTAACGCTTCCGTACAAAAGACAGGTGGTAATGTTACCATCACCGGTAAGTCTAACAGTACTAAGCTTACGTTCGCGGTCACGCCGGCTGAGGAGAACGGGCTTACGTTACAGCTCCCGGCTAACTACACGGCGGCTGGAAAGACTACGGCTAACGGAGCGATTATCGCCGACGATCCCGGAGCCGCTGGCGAGTTCGTTTGGAGCATCACGATCTCGGACGTACCGGCCAACGTCACGATCGAGGAACTGACAGCTACATTGAAGGTAACTGCCGCTGGTGGCCAGATAGCCAACGTGACGGTAACGCAAGCCGCTGGAGACTCTACTATCGAGCTTGACAAGGAGACTATTAACTTGGATGTAAATGGTACTCAACAGACGGTTAACGTAACATCTAATGACAGCTGGACATGGGCGCAAGCTGCGGCTAGAACCGTATTGAGAATGATGGGACGATAATCAGTTTCTTTTCTCTTACTCAGACCCCGATCGACTAAAGCCGGTTGGGGTTTATTTGTTTTGCTATCTTTGCAATAGAACAAAAATAATACAACTATGGCTAATGATTTGAATATTAATTGGAAGGACGGGGTAGGCGAGGTAACGGACCAGCCTCTGACCGTCAGTCCGGGGTCCGGGGCCGGAAGCGCCCCCGTTTCCTTTGGCTCGGTGATGAACAACGGTCTTGATCGGACTCTTGAGCTGGAGATAACAACTCCAAAAGGTATTAAGAAGACGCTCACGGTGAATCAGGAGGGATGCCGGCAGGCTTATATTACGAGTGACGGCAAACGATGGCTGACTAGCGACAATCGGGTGTATGGGGTTTTGAAAAGCGATGCTCCGTGCGAATGCATAGGTGATTGTCCTTGATATTTTGTTTTTACGAATTTTGTAATTACATTTGTGGCGCATGTCCATCACCATGCTTTTCGTCGCTAATTTATTATAAGGGATACCGGTCTGTGATGGGATCGGCATCCCTCTGTTTTTTAATATGGAGAAGATAAATGTTTTCGATGTTCAGGTTCCTGATGGGAGACAAATCCGTTGTATGTCGTATAATAAGGTTACTTATTTTGATCTTGACGATATATGTAAGTTATGTTTTGACTCATACGATCTACATGATGTGGCTGACACTAAGGTCATGAGCGAGTTCCTGCACCGAGAGGGTGGTCGTTATTGGACTACGATAGATGGCGTAAGGCAGTTGTATCGTAGGATTGAGTGTAAGATGTGTTTTGAGGTTGTGGAAAAATTAAAGAAATTATGAGAGAGATGGAGTTTGATTTAGTGATATATCCGTTGAAGTTGATTATCACGGTTGGGTTGGATTATAAGACATTGTGTGATCGTTTCGAAAATATGGAGCCTGAACACGAGGGGAAATGGGGAGATGAGGATGATATGGACAAGGAGGCGTCTTTCGCAAATTTGGTAAGGGATAGGTATGATGACGATAAATTCGCCATACTTTGGAATTTTTCGAGCGACGATGATTTAATAATGAGAAATATATGTCACGAGTCATTCCATATAGCAATGAGCGTATGTCAGTTTTGCAATATGTCTCTTGGTTTTAAGGTTGGAGAGGATGAACACGCAGCGTATATAGCCGGCTTCGCTGGTGATTGTGTTAGCGAGTTCATCAATAGCAAGAATACGGATTAAGTAATAAATTCTATAAGGAATATAAGAATATCAGCCTCCGCTTATTTGTGGGGGCTTTTTGTTTATCTTTGTCAAAAACATGAAGTTATGTCGAGTTGCGTAATTAAAAGGAATAAGGAGGGTAAGATAACCCGTGTCTTGACCCCTTCCGGCGAGGTATCTACCTTGTTCGATAAGATATCGGGTATAGCCGCCGTAAGTGACCTTAATAAGGCCGCTGAAGCTTATATGACTATTTATAACGATAAGTTTAGGTCTAAGTTCGGTGACTGGACGAAGTCCGTGCCAAGGAATAAGGAGGCCGCCAGATCCATAAGTGCCAGACTTAACGCTAGCGAGTGGGGACAACTTATGTCAGCCAAGGTCTTGTCTGCCATAAGTGATATGGACGCCCCGGCGTTGGCCAGAAGCCTTGGGAATAGCGACAATGTCGTGGCTTATCTTACTTCCGGAGAGGTAGGTGAGGTCAGTGATATGGCGGTGGTAGATACATCCACGGTACAGGAGGTGGATTTGGATTCCATAAATGAGGATAATATTGGCGACACGATACTGAAAGAGGCGTCATGGGATGATATAAGGGCTATCAGGGAGAATATAGACATTAAGGAGACAGCCCATATGTTATGGAAGGCCGTGGAAAGCGCTTTTACCGGGCAACGACCTAATATTAGGGTGAAAGGCGGAAGTATAGACGGGGAGATCATATTTTCTGGCAATGTCTTGCCGTTAAATAATATTGAGAATTATACTCCTCCATCTTCAAGATTGGTATATGATTCCGGTGAGCCTCGCCTGTTCTTTAGATCGGATGACGGCAAGATACACGAATCTTACGCCAACGCCATAAAAGGATCGTCCGGTGGGCGGGTCGAGGCCGGGTTCTTGGCCGGCAGTGTCGAGGAGAGCGACATCCCGTCTGGCACGACTGACATCTCCTTTGGCTCTTCCTCAATAACCCTTAATAACAGCGAGTCATTCATCCCGGTCCTTGGTATTAGCTCAAACTCAGATGTAAGCACTCGTGGAGGGTTTGTTAATTACCTTATCAAGAAAGGTATGTTGAGTGGGGAACGTATAAGGCTAGGGGATAGATATTATCTTACTGGAGCCGGCAATTCTGATGGTCTTAAGATCTATAACGCTATGGATGCCTTCTCTAGTCTTAGAAATAGATTTGGAAGTCAGTCCTCCGAAATGAACGTATTGGGTTCTATAGGTTTTGATACGGAGGTAAGTAATGATCTTGATCTTATCACTACGTCCGGGGAGAAGGTTACGGTAAGCAGATCGGAGATCAAGGGTATGTTAAGGCAAGGTAAGTTTGAGGAGCTTAATAACAAGTATGATGGATTCATGGAACTAGCCTTGTCGTTGATGATGGAGGATAACGCTTTGTACGGAAGCAATGTCCGTGGGGTTATCGAGAACGAGAAGGCGGAGGATCTCCAGAATAGGACTGATATCACCAATATCTTATCCACGTTAGGTGTCCGTGTGATGGGTATGTCTGAGTATATGGATAAGTATAAGATGCGTAATGGCGTGGATCCTTCGGCTAGGGCCTTATCTGACATGGCCAATGGGGTTATCGCCTTGGCTGAGGGGGCTACGGTAGAGGATCTCAATGAGGAGGTGGCTCATTTCTTGGTCGATACTTATCGTAACCAACAGGAGATTGACGAGGTGCTGGATTCTGTTGTCGGCACGTCGTTATGGAATCAGTTCGCTGGTCGTTACTATGAGGTGTATGGGAAGGAATACCAAGGAGAGGAGCTGGATCGGATGGTGAAGCGGGAGATCCTAGGTAAGACGCTGGCCCATCGGTTCGTTCCGGGCATGGAGCAGGCGGTAGAGGATCTGACCTCGTCTGAGGACGTCCAGCTCTCCTTGTTTGGCAGGATGGTACGAGCTATACGTAATTTCTTCTCCAGCCAAAGATCGGATTTAAATAAGGTACTTGACAGGATAAAGGAGTCGGCGTTAGCTGATGATCCAAGCGCCTTTGACGTGCTTCTGCTAAAGGATAGCGATCATCTCATGTACTCGTTATCGGACGTTGACGTGGCTAATAAGTTGATCAAGAACGGTAGGTCATTGGAAAGGCTATACACCAGATTGCAGAGGATGAGATCAAGCCAAAGCCAGAGGATCGGTGAGAGTATCTCCCTTCTTCGTGATATAGGAGAGAAGGTGAGACAAGTCGGGGGCGAGCTTAATAAAAACAACAACCTGTTATCCACCAAGAGTGTCATAGCGACCGCCAAGGCTGAGGTGGAGTATTTGGTCACTGTTGCCAGTAGCTTGCGTAAAAGCGACAAGGGATTGGATTATGAGACGATACAGGTTATCGATAACGTATATGGGGAGATAGTACCGTTAATTAGGAATCTTCGTGGATTCGTCAATAATCAGGCGTCGGATTATTATGGCAACAACAAGGTTGGTATGGTAGAGGATATGGATGATATATTACGTATGGCTGAGACATCCATGTCCGATATAAACGCCCTTCGAAGTGATCGTAATGAGGACTGGCTGGATGGACAGCTTCGGATGTTTAATATCCCGGAAAGATATTGGAATGGGATAAAGAAGTTGATAAATAACATTCATAAGGATATCAATGTCATGTCCCGGTTTTTCGGGACGTTAGAACATAGCGGGAACGCTATCTTAGGCATGTTAGGGCAACGTCTTGCCAAGGCTTATAACGACGCTCATGTTGAGGGCGTGGCTAATATCAATAAGATGACGAAGATGATGAAAGAGCGTGGATGGGGGATAAAGGATAATGAGGATCTTATACAGAAGATAAACGGTAAGAACTCTGATTACCTTGATTCGTCCCGTGATTTCGCCAAATACGATTTACTGTATCGGACAGAGCAGGCGAAAGCTATTATTGATATATATGATCTTAAGAATGTTATGGGTAAGACCGAGAAACAGCTTATTGATCTTCTTCTATCCGATAGAGGTCTTAAGGTGAAGACTCGTGACGATATCGTAGGATATGATGGGGATAAACCTATTACGAAGGAAGTATATCATATATTCAAGCCTACCATTCAGAATTTCGATATCTCGGACATGACGTTCGAAGATCAGCAACGATATCTCGATGCGATAAATAGGTGGTTGGATGAGAATCGTGAGAAACCTATGGTGCAGGCTTATTACGATAAGATCGAGAATGTGAACAAGAAGGTAGAGGAAAGGCTGGGTCGCAGGGTATCACAAGCTACATCCGATTTCATGTCCCGTATCCGCAGGAGTAGATATGTGGCTATGGATAAATTCGTGAAAGACGGGAAAGTGGATTGGTCGGCATTCCAATCCGATCCTATAGCATGGAGATCTTATCTGGATATCCTTCGTGATAGGGCTATAGCCAAGAGCGAGTGGTATTCCGACGGTACACCAAAGGAAGAGGGGTCCGAGGCGTTGATGATGTCCGAGGAGATCAAGGCATGGGACGAGGCATGGACAGAGGAGTTCGGGAATACCAACGAGGGTCGTAAGGCTTCCGCGGAATTCAAGGAGATACTTCGCGGGATAGAGCGGTCAGAGGGCGGTAAGGCGGCGTTCGAGTTCCTGCTAGCTGGCGGTCATCTTGGTTTCTCCAAGGATATGTGGGGATCAGAGGAGGGTGATTATTACGAGAATCTTGTTGATAAGATCACGGAGCAATCTGTATCATCATCAAGAATAGAGAAGGTAGAGGAGGCGATGGCGACAATAAACGAGATCAATGACCAGCTAAGGCCTTTGCTTATCCAGTACCGGGATAGCACGAGATACGGGGAATATGATTTCGACAGGCTGCGCGGGTCGGCGTCGCTAAGGAAGATAAACGAGCTATACGACCGTCTGGCCGAGGCCAAGAGCGTTATTAACGCCGCCGCTTCCGCTGAGGATATTGAGATGGATATGCCTGATACGGTGGAGAGTGGAGTCACGGATTCCTACCGTAACGCTCTAAGGGACGCCATGGCGTACGACAAGGGCATGGATGAAATTAAATTCGCCAAGGAGCATATGTCCGCCCGCTCCCGGAGTCAGGTGGATAGGATGGCCGCCAAGCTGTCCCGGAAGAACCCGTCATGGACAACCGTGGAGGTGGCGTTCTTTAGAAAGAAATACGGTCCTGATTTCGGTGATAAGCTGGCTAATGATATAGCTATGGGTAAGGCTAATAGTATACTTATCGAGTACGCCAGAACTCGGCTATATCCTTATATGAGAAAATACTCTCCCAAGGGATATTCTGATTTCGTTAGGAAGATAAATAACGGTACGTATAAGGTATCCGAGTTCTTTGATGCCATGGAAAATGGTATATCAAATGAAGAGAGCGTATCCCGTTTCGGGTTCGATATTAATATGATTGACTTATCGATCAATAACCAGTGGCTAGAAGAGGCCGATGCCGAGAGTTCTTTCCGTAATCCTAATTATAATCCCGATCTGGGCTATGGATATCATACGCCTAGGTTTGATAAGTACAAGAACGAGGCTTTTTTCAAGAAATACGGTATTACCAACGAAGGGGAGGAAGCTACGATCAATAAGGATAAGTGGGAGATGAGGAAGGAGCTGCTTAACATAAGCCGTAAGGCTATGGAGGATTATGACGAGCGGTTCAGGAACATCTACCAGATACCACAAATATCCAAGGGCGGCGTGGAGAGGATGGTGCAGGCCGGGGTTGACCCGAAGGCGGCCATCGGCAACGCCGTGCGTGATATTGTTGGCGAGAGGGTGGATGACCCTATACACGGTCAAGGGCAAGACCTAGGAGAGCTTGATGAGAACGATAACAAATATCGCATGATCCCCAAGTACTATCTAAGTAAGCTAGAGAATGCCGATGACGTATCTCATGATTTCGCGTACTCCTATTCCATGTTATCCTTACAAGCAGCCGCTTACAAGCATAAGAGAGCGGCTTTGGATGATGTCATGGGATACAGGAATATGATGCTGGAGACGCAATACGACGGCGGTAAGAATCCAGAGGCAACGCATGCCTATAGGATGTTTCAAGATTGGGTTAACGCCAGTATCTATGATGTCAGGATAAATAACAAACGTATAGAATGGAATGTAGGAAGCTATAAGGTGGACCTTAATAAGCTAGCTCTTATGTTTACTAAGTTCGTATCCAAATCCAACTTGGGCTTCTCCCCGTTCGTCGCGGCTACCGGCGCCCTTACCGGGCAGGCCAACTTCCTTTTGGAGGGTATGGTGGGGCAGTATATAAGCAAGGATTCCATGAAATACGCCTATGGGGAAGCCCAGAAGCAGTTGAGTACGTACGTGTCTGAGATCGGGGACATAAACCGTACCAACAAGCTATATGTCGTTGGAGAGGCCCTAGGTGTGTTTAATGTCCGCAACCGTGTACGATCGGCGGCGTACAACAAGATCTGGAGAACCTTATTCCGGGATCTGCCGTTTAAGATGATGGAGGTTCTTAACTCCCCGTTGGATCCGCAGGTTATTATCTCGGTCATGGATGATACCCGCCTATACGAGGGTCAGTTCTGGTCATACTCCAATTTCAAGGAGATGATGATGAAGGACAGGAATATGTCCGCTAACGAGGCTAAACGCGATTGGGAGCGTTTAAGGGATTATTCTATGTGGAACATGGTAGACGTCAAGGATGGAAAGATCGTGGCTAAGAACGAGGCTAACAAGGATATTATAGACCGATACATACCTACATTATCTAGTAGGGTCAGAAGTATGGTGCAGATCTGCGACGGCGCCTTGAACGAGCAGAACCGGGTGGGGGCTAGCCGGAACGCTATCCTTAATATGGTGCTGCCTCATCGTGGATGGTTTATATTGGCCGTGCAGCGGGCGTATAAGAAAGCCGGTTTCAATTTCCAGACCAACCAGTTCGAGGAAGGATATATGAGGACATTATGGAGACTGGCCGGGGATGTTTACAATACTATGTCCGAAGGAAGGATGGGAGAGATATATGATGTGATGAAGGAGGAGTATAATAAGCTTAATCCTTATGAACAGACTAATATTAAGAGATCTATTATTAATATGGCGGTATTCGCTACCATGATAGCCATAGGACGGGCGTTAATGGGATATAGGGAGGATAATGAGGATAGTTGGTTCGGGCAGTTCATTACCTATATAGGATTCAGGACGATCAATGAGATCGCTTCCCAGACATCCCCGTTCATGGAGCTTAACGCTATAGATATGTTACAAGACCCGCTGGTCACGGCCCGGAAGCTAGGTGATCTCACCGATCCTCGAAACTGGGATCCGTTCGCTACCGTCCAGACCGGCGTGTATAAGGGCGAGAGCAAGCTATGGAGGCAGCTCATGAAGTTCTCGTTTGGTAAGCAATGGTATAATATCAAGACGGCTAGGGATATTAAACAGACGTCCGACTACTGGTTGATGACCAACGGCATGACGATGGGATTCTTTCTAGGTGGTAGGAATAAGGACGAGTCCGGAGAGGACGCTAATTGGTATTTTGACAGGGGAAGATAACTGATATGGTATGACAAAAAAAAAATAGCCGGTCAATTGTTTAAGACAATTTGATTGGCTATTTTTGTATTCCCATCTATCCATCCCGGACGGATGGGAATAAATAATTATCAACTATGAATGCAAATGTAAGCATTTATCAAGATTCTGTGAAGGATAGTAGTGGAATTTTGACGTCCGAATCCAACGAAATAGGGTCTTTGAAAATTATCATGCCTGATAAATTGAATCAGTTGACAGCTCGATCGTCCTACATATGCCATATAGACGATTTCGTTAAAGGGAATAAAGATTATTATGGATTTGATATACAATCTGATAGAGAAATGGAATATGATTATGAACTAATCATAAACAAAATAAAACATATCAATAACAATACTGGTAAACATGAATATATATCAATATTTAATAATTTCCCTGTATTAGGTTTTATGTTATGTCAAATAGCTAATTTAAATGACCTTAGGATTCTTGGTGGATACAGATATAGCATAAGATTGAAAAATATATCAGAAAGGGATATTGTTATAGACTATATAAATAGTATTTTTATAACATATGATAATATATGTATCTATAAAGTTGATAATATTGATGTTAGACGTGATATCCCTCGTGAATTTATCGATGATTTAAACGCTCTTTACAAAACTATTATTGATAACATTTTTGGATATAGATTTTCTATAAGAGTGGTGACTGGATATGATAATTGTATAGTAGACAGTATTGAGGTGTTTGTCCCAGTCAAGTCAAATATGGATATATCAAATAGTGTATCAAATATGTTTAGAAAATTTCTAAATGCTAAAAGAATTGATTTTTTTAATTTAATATCTGTTTTTGAATATTTTAACGATATTAATAATTTGAGCATAGGACATCTGATAACTAAGATATATAAAGATTTTGTCTATTTATATGATATGTCATTTGATATGTTAGATAACAAGGTAGTATATACATATTTAGGATCAGGTAATATTGATGGTTATATTAAGATAGGTAAAACCAATAATATTGACAAAAGGGAAAATACGATAAGAACCGGGAATATAGATTTTAAGATAATAGCCTTTGTTGGCAGAGATATAGAAAATGAATTGCATAGCAAATTTGAGATAAAAAGGATGGAAAGAGAATGGTTTCATTTATCTGATAATGATATAGACAATATAATCAACGAGTATGGTTTTATTCGGGTAAGGAACAGCGTTAAAGATAAAAAGATATAGTTATATCATTGATACTTAATGTAATCCAAAAATGGATTTACATAATAATAGAAGGATAGGAGATTGTCATCCTATCCTTCTTATTTTCGTTATCAGTTATTATATTTATACACAAAATCATCCACATCCATATACTCACACCCGAAGTTTTCCGCCGTCTTCTTATCGGAGTCGGAGAACTGCCCTTCTTTTCCGGAAGCGTCCCCGATCATCATGATAGTATCGTATATGATCTTATTTTCCTCATCTACATTATCATTTATGAATTTGATATAATCCATATACTGGTCTATCATCCCCGTATTTGGTTTCCTATTGATGTTATCTTTATCATTGTTGTCGCAATAAAAGTTGTATACGGATATATTGGTATAATCCTCCAATGCGCTTGATATATAATCGAATTTATATTCAAACATCTCTTTGTCTACGAAGCCTTTTTCTATACCTCCCTGATTTGATATGATTAGTATATCATCAGGAGCGTAATTTTTGATAGCCTCAAATACGTAGAGTTTGAGTTTCATATCCCATATACCTTTAGGGAATGTATCTCCTGACAATGTTTCAATCAGTGTCCCATCTAAATCTGTTATTAACAATTTATATTTTTTCATGATTCAAAATTTAAATGATATATAATTACCTTACTTTATTCATATACTACTCGTCCCATTGCTCCTAATAGCTCTTTATCATCCTGCTCCTTTACCTCTACATAATAATATCCCTTGAAACAAAATTTCTTTTGATCGGGATCTGACAAGAACTTTTTATATTCCTCGAATCCTTCATCTGAAAGATGATAAGCTCTTTTTTTTTGTTGAAGTAATTCATCTGATTCTAATATCTGTTTTTTAGTAGCCATAATATCTGTTTTTTGGATGTGGTATAAATGATTAATCTTTAGGAATAAACCCAACAGCCTTTTCGGTAGAAGCTCTTTGTTTTATAAAACATTCAGCTTCTTCCCATGAGGTTGCCCATATTTCACCGGCATACTTTTTGCCATTGATTTGATACTCTGTTACAAATTTCTTTTCTTCTTTTTTCATGTTTGTAATTTTTAAAAGTTAATAAAACTAAGGTTTTAGACAATGAGGCATTATATCCATTTTACGAAGTTTATTATCTTCTGTTTATAAAATTCAATGTCCACATGAAGAAGTCCCTCGATGACGGATTTAAGAGATATAGGATCGTCCTCCCACTTCAAGTCCCTACCTGTTAATCTACGGATAGTACCTTTTGGGAGTACGATCGCCGAATTATGATCCTCGACGGAAAAATACTCATCGTCATGCGCCGATCTCTCATCCGTCCATATCTCTCCTTGCCGAGCGGGGGCGTTGTTAAGAATAACCTCGTCACCGTTTTTGTTCACGGCTAAAAATACTATTGTCTGTTCTCCTATTTTCATAAATTATAATTCTCTATTTTAATTTTTAGCATAAGACGGTCTTTAGGATTTATAGGGATTATACGCAAGTAATATATCCTCATCATCTACCCAACTCCCATTAAGGTTGCCGTTTGGATGAAAAATCATTTCAAACACCACGTCATTGGCAATTTGTTTTTGCTCATACAGCTTTACTAGGTTTGCGCTTTCGCTTACCATATCTATGTTTTGATATTTATATACCTCCACATAATAGTAGTAACCAAGTAGTTGTTTTATAGGAGTAAATCTATTGTCTTTATCGATACACTTCCATATATCATTCAGATATACCTTATTCTCCTTGAGATAAGCCATTTTATCATGGTTTCTCATTGCGCGCTCATCATAATCCATCGTCTCACGGAATATAACGTTGTCGATACAAAGGCTATTATAATAGTCAAGATAACGTATAATCCCGTCCATATCATTTATCCCCTCTTTCAGCAACAAGCAGCTCATGCGTGGACGCAGATTGTTGGCTTTAGCGAATATAGCTATACGGTAAATATCATCGTTGCTACAATATCCGTTCTCGTATTGCATAATGTGTTTATTTGTATCCTCATCAAAATGAGCTTTACTGATATTGAGATGCTGAAAATGATTATCCGCAATATGTTGCAGTATTGGTTTATTCTCTACGATATCAAACAGACCTGATCCGTTTGTAGTCAATGTTCTTTTCCTGTAGCCATATTTTTCGATAAGTCCCAGAATTGGCACGAGTCTTCTTGATTTTGTAGGCTCCCCTCCTGTGATTGATATTGAAGGATTAAGCGGTCTAAGTCTGTTAAGTATATCGTCAAGTCTGGACAGATACTCATCATCAGACGCTATCCTGCTTTTCTTATACATTTTCCCCTTGTTCTCGAACCTAAGCTGGGCAACACAGAATTTGCAATTGGCGTTGCAGTAATCGTCAGTAAAGATACTTAGGTTGACATTTGAATATACCTTACGCCTTTTCCCGTCAAAATCAAAATCATTAAACGTATATTCGTCAACATTGAAGCATTCTTGCCTCTTCTCTCGTATATTTTGAAATTTCAATGCATTCATTTTATTATAATTTAGATTCATGTTTTGCCCTCTTTTCAAGGTCACGTCCAAAACACTCGCCATCAGAAGCGTAACAACGCCATTCGTCATACACGTCGTTTATCCTCAAAGATGGAAGAGATTTGTCATTTTCAGCCCTGCCGTAGGAGTTGAATAGGTGGAAGCTTGATATGTCTATCATTTCTTGCGGTAGTTCGCCCTTAAGCATATCTAGCTCCTTATCGGTATATCCTCTTACGTTTATGGCAAAATTCACATATGATATAAACTCACAAGCCGAGATGATGTTCTTGAGATAATTGGCGAATTTAATGACAAACTTATGGCTGAATACCGTTTTAAGGTAAGTGTTGTAAGATAACTTCACGGTTATCCTCTTCTTGTTCCTTACCGCTATTTCGGCGATCTTGTCGATATGCCTGTCGAGCGTTAAGGCATTGGTGTCTATCACGATCTCTTCCACCTTTTCGAGCGTGGAGATATATTCCATGAGCAAATAGAATTGTGGATGTGTGGTAGGTTCTCCTCCTTCTAATTGCACTATATATTGTCCATCCATATCTTTCATGATTTTATGGATAGTATCAAAGTGCATGAATGATTGCTTTTTGCCATCTGATTTCATACAGCAAAATGGGCAACATACATCACAATGGTTTGTGATATTTATGTATAACTTATTTCCACGTATCATTACCAATCTCCTCCATCATTATCTATTCCTAAAACTGTAGTTATAATATTATCCGGATTCGTACCTGCGTTAGGAAGCATCTCAGGTATAGGGTTATCTTCCCTATCACCATGCATCATAACGGTAAGAACTCCACTAGCGGAATACAACCAAAGACGTTTGCCGTCCTTTTCCCATTTCTTCGCTAATCTATTTAATGAGTCAATCAGCTTACATTCTTCCGGGGTGCATTCGATCTCCGCTCTAGTATGATATTTTATTCCCATATTATTGATTTGTTTAATTTACGAGCCTCTGATAAGGCTCGTGTTAGTATATCCTTTTTTCTTATAATCTCCTTATATCTTTTGATATTCATTTTTATTGTCTTCATAATAAGTTCTTTTGTCTTAATAGCACCAGCATCTTATCCCAATCCACATATCCTTTATCCGTAAGTGGAGTGCCGATATTCCTATCATCTATATAATAATCACAATACACTTTTGGTGATGATGATACTGGCTCAGGATTGTAGTTTACCGAATACAGATTGATATGATTGTATCTAAACCAGTCTACGGCATCCTGTAGATATTTACCATCTCTTACCGTATATAATATCAGAAGATTCTTATCAGCCAATTCTCTCAATACTTTAGCGGCTCCGATATTGTCTCCTACATAAGGGAATGAGTCTACTACGCACGTCCCATCAAAATCTATCCCTATTATTTTCTTCATATTATATATCTTGTAATAAATACTCTTCTATTTTCTTAGCCATATCAATAAGCATCTCACATCTAAGGTTATTAAACTCCTTACAAAACCTCATGTCTTCCTCATGCTTTTCCTCAGGCGATCTGTTATCAATTACGCTGTAGCATGGTGACGAATACACGGGGATAGGTCTCATGGCCTCTATAGCCAATTTAATAGCCTTTTCACTGATCTCGCTCATATAATCCTCTTTTTGCACCCATATAATACCACTGTTAAGGCAATTTGGGTTTTCTAACTGGCAATTTCCATTGTCATAAAAACAACATCCTGTACAACATTCTTTCTCTATCTCTGAGACAGCCATGAATCTCTTCTCTTCATATATCATGGTATCTCCTTTTTTTTATCTTATTCCTCTTTGTATTCATCTTATCAAACTTTTATATTCTACTTTCTTTAACTGCTCTTCGGTAGCTTTCTTCTTCGGGAACTTCCCGTGCCATTTTCCGGGCACCACGACATCACGGCCGTCGGGGCTGGTAGCCAGCCTCCCGCATTCACTGCACAGCCCCATGCCCTTGTACGGCTGTAGTTCCTTGGCATACTCGAATTTGTCCACCATATACTCGTTTGTCAACATCCAGTAACTAGACGTGGCGGTATTGTCTACACAACCGCATTTAGCGCATACAAACAGGCTCATAGTAAGTTCTTTTTTGCTTCATTAAACAACCATTCTACCAGATTCTCAAATTCTCCATCAGGCATATCTATTATGTCTTTTATCTGCACTTGTATTCTTTCTTTTGCTAAAGAATAGCAATTACTATTGACAGAGTAACGAACTACAGTGCCGTTTACGAAAATAAAATCATCTGGTTTTAAATCAGTCGTATAGCCATTTTTAGAAAACATAGGGATATGATGTATATCATCTATTCTTGTTATAAAAGAATCATTATATTTGGCATATTTTCCAACAATCCATTTATACTTCTCCTTTAGGTCAACTTGTATCTTGCTCATTTCTTCTTTTAACTGTTTTTTCCAGTTCTTCAATCTTATTCATATCCTATCTATTTTAATGTTATTGTTATTAAATCTGTTTATCATCTCATCAAAGAATTGACGGTCTATCTCCACAAGCAGGGAGTCCCTTCCCTCCTCGTAAGCCGCTATCCCTGTCGTTCCGCTCCCGGCTACCGGATCCATTACCGCATCTCCCGGATTCGTGTATGTTCGTATCAAGTATCTTAGTAACTCCACCGGCTTCTGGTTGGGATGGATGGCTGATTTTTGCCTGTCTGTCTTAAATGTCATGACCGATAGCGGGTATCTCTCCGTGCTATCGTATGTAGTGAGACCGGCTTGCCATATAATTCCGTTTCCTTGCATCCCACTTTACTGGAGGCCTTGGATACTTTCCTGACATGACCATAAGTCTTTTGGGGGTTATATGTATGTTTCCCAAGTGGCATAGGTGAGAATATAAGTATCAACTCATGATTCCTTAATGGAGCTTTCTTGGCGTTAAGAAAACCGGTAGGGGTAGTCTTATGCCAAACAAGGTCGTACCGGTACCATCCCGCTGGGGCGACCCTCATGATCTCGACCGTCGCCGTGAGGGAACAGGTGACGGCTACCACCCCGTACGGACACAGCATTTTTTGGATTACCTCCCACATCGCCTTATAATCAAATCCCTCCTTGTCGTATCTTGCCTGGGTTATCTTATAAGGAGGATCGGCAAAAACAAATCTTACCTTCCCTACCATATCCTTGAATACGGACATCGCCATACCCATATCCCCGTTAAACGCCCTTACTTTCCCGTTCATCATCAACCCTCTCCACTTTAATTGTTCCCATATCACCTGAAGGTAACGTAATACCGCTATACACGTTATTCCAGTTCTCGTCAATGGCCAACTGATGTAATATCGACCTATATATCTGGTAGGTGTTACCGATAAGTCTCTTCCTATTTATCTTATCCTTACTACCCCCATCATATCCTATATGCTCATAATCCCCAAGATCAGGGAACAGTCTTCTTCTTATCGCTCGTGAGTTATTGATTATAAAGCTTCTTATCCCTAGCGTTTCCGCTCCATCCATATCATTTATCAACGTATCTGTCGTATGTTGTAGGTCCATGTCGCCAGCGGCGAATCTACTGATGTCTTCCACGCATTGGGATATCAGCATTAGCTGTTCCCTTGTCAACGTTATTTTATAAAGTTGTTTATTATCCATGATTATCTGATATTAATTTTTCTTTTATATGTTTAGATATATCAATTATCTCATCTTTTATATTGCAATCATCTTTTAATAATGAACCAAATATACATGATATGGCGCTCTTTAGGCCTAGCGCTATCCCTATCTCCAATATTTTTTTATCGGTATTAGAGATTTCTACAGGTTCATATAATATTGATGATATGTTGTTAACGACGTATATTATATCATCTTCATTCATTGATGTAGATTTATCGACAATAGCTATAAAATCTTTTATAATCATAATATAAGCTATTTTTATTTCTTTTATCGTATCATCGCTTAGATGTCTATCTCTTATATGCCTTTCAACATACTTGTTTGCTAGATTCTCTATTTTGTTTGATTTGTCCATTTGTACTATCAATTATTTAGTTAATAATAGATCATAGTCCTCTTCGTCTATACTCCCATTATTGTTGATGTATATAATGAAATCATTTAAAAGCACGGACTTATCCTTGGATAAGGCTTTTATAATAAGCTCTCCATCATCTTTCAACATCACATGCAGAGTATCCCATATAACATATTTTTGACATTCTTTCTCAATCTTCTTGATTGTTTTAAGTATTGTCTCCTCATATCTTTTTACTATTCCGCACAGTTCAGTCGTATTATATTTACGTATAGCCGTGAATATATATTCCTTTTTACAATCCCAGCATTTTATCAGTCTTTCTGATCCGCACGCCTTATCCTCGTAGAAGAAGCAACCCTTACATGGTTCATTATGGTCGTAGCTTAATACTACAAGCAGCTCCACACCATTCTTGTATATCACGTCTCCTTGTTTCATCTTGTCTATTTTATTAATCTCATTATCAATATAGTAAAGTTGGATATTATCCATACTATAGATATCCAGAACGTTGTACTTAACATAAGACCTATATTCCTAGGTATAGGATCTACTCTCCTGAATGTCAGGATCATGAATATAAATGTCTTGAAGTTCATAATTTACGATATTTTTCTATATAGTTAACTATCAAGTCTTTAACTCCTTTTGGGACATCTACCAGTTTGAGATTACCTTGGAATATGTCCTTGCCGTACTCATCCATAATCTCCCCGAATGAAGGATTCATGACTCTTGTTGACATAGATATCGGTTGATCAGTGTCAAATTTGATAACGATCTTCTTTCCGCCGTTTATCGCCTTTTTAAAAGCCACGTAAAGCTTTCGACCTTTTATTATATCACAATTCCCTTTCAGGATATTAGACATATGTATGACATATTCTTTCTTCGCATCTCCTGGGTTGTTCATAAGCTTAAGATCTCCTCCGGTATCTCTCCATTTCCTGAAGCACGGGAAACATAGACCGTGATTTGCCTTAGCGTGTCTAGGTATCATCCTGCTGCTGCCGGCTGGGATCGTATCGCCACAGCAGATACATGTCCTATCCTTGTTGGTGCGCATCGGCACATAGCTCTTTATTGGGTATTCTTTTCTTTTATACATCTTCTTCTGTTTTCAAAATTATCATCACCATACTCATAATTAGGACAAGCCTTGTTGCTTGGCCGTCTCGCATAAGTCTTTTGCTCCCTATTATATTTTCTATTAGGGTTTATATAATGGTCGCACACTTGCCAAATAGAGCAACATACCTTCCCGTATCTTTTCACCCAATCATTATCATGCAGATGTACGCAAGTAGCGCAAGTTGGATTCTTGAGCTTATCCTTATTATCATCTACGATCTTATTGACCCGATCAAGAATAACGGACATATGATCAGCATACATAACATCAAATACGTCCGGCTCTGGAAGATATGTCATTGAGCTTATATCTATATCCATTTCCTTGGATTTGTTATAAACGGATTTGTATTTCCTTTTCATCAAATCCTTCAATTGATTTACTCTTCTCTCGTAAGTCCCCATATTATAATTATCAAAAACAAGAACAAAACTATAAAGAAGCCTATACCTGTTTCTTCTTTCGGACAATCTTGTACCACCTCCAATATACTCATAGCTTAACTTTTATTCTTTTCCTCGAATATACCTGACAATAACCAGAAGACCACTACCAAAAAGAAGAATAGCCCAAAAGCCTCATCCGGATAATCGTGCATTGCCTCTAAAATGTCCCTCATAGCTTAATGTCCATTTTGCCAATTATACGATAGAAAATATCCCTAGTCAGCTCAATATCGTAAGTAGCGTCATGAAGCTTATTCTCGTCGATCTCAATACCCATAGTTCTGGCTACGGTCATCAACTTAAAGTTCTCCATATCGTTTCTTACACCCATCAGGAACGGTGTCACCATAACATATACATCCATACAGTTAGGATAGAACCATGATCCGAAATACTTATCCCCACATTGCTGGAATAAAGCCCGTAGGAAGTTGTTATCGAATCCAGCGTTGTTATACCCCACTAAATACATTTTATCCCTCTTATCGAACTTATTCACGTATTTGGATAATATACCAATTAACTGCCTGTACCCTTCTTCCATAGGCTGATACGACTGCACCTGCTCCAAGGTAACTCCAGCCACGTCCAGCGCCTCTTGCTCTATCGTGGCGGCAGGGTTCGGGGCTAGGCGGATGTCAAACCTCTCGGTCTCCTGCCCGTCGATATCCACGATCCCTCCTATTTGGTGTATCCCGTTTCTCCAGAACTTAACCCCGGTTGTCTCTAAATCAAAAAATAGTAATTTGCTCATGTCTATTTATTTTGTTAATTTATCATTATCTAAGAACTAGTCGTGAAATGCTTTTATAATATATACTCCCATCAACTCTTTTACCTTCAAAGAAGTATATCCAATATTCTAATGAAGAACATCCAAAAGCAAGACATAGATTATTTATCGCATATCTAAAGTATTTCTTGCCTGAACGAAATAAGACTTGAAATTCTTTATTATTTAAATGGAGTCTTTTTTTGGTTTTTCTTTTATTCATGTTTATAATTTTATTTTAAATGTTCCCTGATTTTATTCAATGCCTTATAAGACAGATAGCTGTCTATAGTATTATCGCTATCTATTTCCAGCAGCTTATTAAACAGGTCTTTAGCCAGTACTTTCCACTGCTCTCCCCAATCACGGAGATTCTCTACCTTTGACCGTATATCCTCGAAATAAGAATCTACGTCTGATTTGATTGATTTTGAATAATATTTAACATCCTCCTCATCCCCATCCATAATATAATCACATTGTGTCTCGATATCTTTTATATGACTGTCTATATCACTACACATATAATCAACAGGTTTACGTATATTGAATATAGCTTCTGACGTAAGACCGGTTATATCTTGTATGTTTTTTAAATTATCCATTGTTTAATCAATTAAATGCCAACCATCCACCTATAAATCCCATCATAAAAACAAATAAGATTATAAATGTGAATAATATCCAATCTTTTGCACTTAGCTCATTATTATCTCTCTTTATCTTCTCAAGATAATCATATATAGCTGTATAGACAGCATGGTGAATATTCTCGTCTCTAGCCCTTACGATATTATCATATTCGTTATATCCTAGATTATGGGTAGCACTTTCGATCCTCATATTCCCCGTAACTTTTTTGTTTACATCAAAATCGAAACTAAATACCATATCGGTGGTTAGAGCGTTTGCGATCCTGCTTTTTATCTCATCATTACTGAGATTGGCATCGTGCACTAATCGCTCATAGTCTTTATCGTCAAGAATTATCTGTTTTTTAATGTTCATATCCCTAATATTTCTGCTATATAAACAAATCCATAACATACATAATTATCAGCGTCATGCTCACCATAATCCACATTCCATATGACGGCGCACGGGAAATATAATGGCATATCCTCAGCCATAGGATCCTCTTTGAAGTCATCAATGTTTATCTTCTCCCTCCACCTCCACAGGTCTTGGATATCGTTCAAGATCAATTTGTTCATAACAATCTGGTTTTTAATACTGATACAAAGATAGGATTTAAACAAAAATAAAAGCATGAATAATATTAAAATAATATTAATCATGCTTAAATATAAATATATCCCTTCTAGTTCTCACGGATATACGTATTCGTATTCATCTGGAGGAGATGTCTTATATTCAACATCGCACTCCATATTGGTGTAATAGTTATCCCCTTTTCTGTATACTAACGCTACCCAACAGTCGTATTTTTTGCTGTATCCTATAAGAGGAACACCTTCCATAGGAGGATTATCCTCCGTTTTGTACCTTATTCTTGCTGTTTGTTTTATACTCATATAATCCATTTTTTAATAATGTTGTTATCAGTGAAAATAATGTATCTATAAGAAGTCTCTCGCTACTCCAATATATAGGGATCTCATCTATATCTCTATACGCCACAGACCATGCATGTTCTAGCTTATAACATTCGAATGTAGAACCCTCTATCTCATATGGGAGTAAATTCAGTAACGTCCCTACATCCCAAACAGGATTGGATACATCAGGGGTAACGGCCTCTATCAGCCCTATACGACCAGCGTTATCCTCCATAGAATGTAATTGATCCAGATACTTGTCTCTGAAGCCGCTGGCGGTAGAGATAGGGAGGCCGGCCTCGACCAGCACTCTTCCCTGTTCTTTTGTGGTAAAAATCCGTTCCTTCATAATTTCATTTTCCTTTCTACTGTAACTATCGTATCATTATGCCATCCCCCATGAGCCACAAGAAGAATCTCCTGCTGCTCGAAGCCAAGCCCGGCCCCTATACCGCCGGAGTTCCACGCGCAGGTAATGACCACCCCTCCTTTCTTGGTGATCCTAGCTATCTCCTTCTTCTGCATAGCCCAATAACTAGATTGCGTTGTTTGCATATTAACAGCACCTCCAAGTCTTTTATACGACTCGGATACCTGTCTCGTGGAATATGGTGGATCATATAGTACCATATCAGCTATATTATCCTTAAGACCACACAGGAAGTCCGTGGCGTCCTTATGATACATAGCCTTAGTCTCAGGGTCAAGATCGTTGGTGATCGTCCCTATATCGCTGTTTCTGGCGAATGGATCCACTATAACCATCCCCTCTTCTCGATATTTATCTATAAGTTCCCTTATCGGTTTTATGCTGAATGTCTCGCTGTTCGGCATTGACCATTTCTTGTTTATAATCATCTCTTAACTCTGTTTTAAATTTAAGCTTCATAGTACTTCTAGGTACAGGATCGCATATGTCATCCCACCAATTCTTGTGCCCTTTCGGTGGATGTATATCCTTTTTCCATAAAGATCCCTTAACTGTCTTGATTCTTCCGTATGGTCTCATTTTGCTCGTGTTTACCTTCACATGTCACATTATATCCGTTTCTAATGACCCGAACATAAGCTCATCAGTAATTTTGCGAAATTCCTTTACAATATCATTTATCTGCTTACGTTCGATGCTTCTTAGCAAATGGGCTATCACATCCACTGTCCATCCGTTACCCGCTAAAGACATGGCCGTATTTGGGGCTATCCCGTCAAGGTAATCATCCGGCAATGTCTGTAGCCTACACATCTCCACCGGGGTCAGGTATCTGAATTTGTCTTTCATGTCAAAGGCGTTAGGATATCTTCCGGGAGGTAGTGATGAGATCACGTTATCTTTCATGGCTGTTGTCAGGCAATTACTTTTCTTGATGGGAGTGGTATTCTTATCCTTTCTTATCTCCAGACATTGCGTTATTTTTATGTCCTTGTCACAATCCTTTCGATACCCGTCCTCTCCTATCCTTCTACCGACAATGGTCCCTATATATCTCCCTCTTATGGCTCCCGGATTCCAACCCTTGTCATGCTCTAGAATATCATCCAATGATATATGCTTGTCTTTCGGCATTTCTACCGGCCAATTGCACCAATAAAGGCGATGCCGGGTCTGTGCCGAGACCAAGGCACTATCGATCTCCACCGGCTCCACGCCAAGCTCCTCGGTAATCACCCAGCGGTGCTCATCCCGCATCCGGACGTTCTCACCCAAGAACAGGACCTTACCTTTGGTCTCCTTCCTTAAATGCTTTACGATGTCCGAGAAGCAAAAGAAAAGCCTTCCACGAGCGTCCATGAATCCTTTACCCTTACCTGAGCTAGAGAAGCTCTGGCAACAGAACCCTCCCATGACCAGATCTATGTCTTTCCATGGAATATTCCACGTTCTCCAGTTATTGACATCTCCTAACCGGATAATATTAGGAAAATGTTTTTGACTTACCTTTATACATGTCTTGTCTATCTCCGAGGCGTAGTAAGTCTCTATAGGTATACCGGCTCTTTGTAATGCTAGATATCCACATGATATCCCATCAAATAATGATAATACTTTCATATTGTTCATTTATTCTCAGACCTAAAAATATCCTTTGCGATCATATCAAGGGATATTTTATGTATCTTAGGTAAGACCTTAACCAATTTTATACCAAAATTTTCTCCCCTCTTAACAAAAGTCCATTTCCCGTATATGATCCCATGCATCATATTTTGTATTATCTCCTTGCTATCTGTCAAGAACACTTGATAATAGATGCTGTTGACATAATTGAAATCCTTTCCATGATCATTTGCCGGTCTTAATATCATTACAGCCGAAGAGCATCCACGAACGAATCCGTGTATCTCAAGACATTCATCAAACTCATAATTATCGCGTTCCTCATCATGAACATCCTTAACCCATTTACATGGTCTCCCGTCTTTAAACGGGATCTTTAACTGTTTCTTTGCCATCTTTTAAATTATATTATAATGTTACGATTCTAGTGTAAAATGGTGTTAATCACCTAATGTTATTACCTGCTCATAGGTGAGCGTACCTTTGTAACCTCTAGCTTTTAGTTCCTCGATAAGTTCTCTAGGTTTGAATTTGGCTAGATCTGGATTGGTAAACACTTTCGTTAATTTACCCCCCCCTCCCTTTGCATTGGCTTTTTTGGACGATTTGTAGGCATTTACACAATCCTTACAGTAGTATCCAAACCCATCCTTTTGTGATTTGTTCTTATAAAATTTATCCACTGGTAATTCTTTACCACATTTCTTGCATATTTTAGTCTCCATGTCTTATTTGTTAAAAGAGTAATATAGATATAAATACATAAATTGAATAGGGCTATTCACCATGCCCTTATCAGTAGGATCATCGTATTTGTCAAGCCAAAGACGAAGCGCCTCCCAATCGATATCCTTACGGTCACATACCATGCAGGCTAGGTTAGCCCCGAACAGTTCCCCGTCGCCGCCCAGCGACTTGTTAAACCTCTTGGCTAGTCTTTCCTTGAATCCCTTATCATACCATATCCCGGAAGTAGCGGCATAACAATAATAAGCGTTGTATTTCATTTTCACGCCCATCTTCTCAAACAATGGTGTATGCCATATCCGATCTAAAAAGAATACTATTCCACGATATATGAAGGTTCGGAGATTTTTCCTGTATTCTTTCCCCAAGAAATTATCCACACAAGATATAGTCCCGCCTGAATAATACCAATTATTGGCGCCTCTCTTGACCTTATCCGTCATCTTGAATTTATTCTTTCTGTCTTCCACCCTATCCCAAGGTTTCAGCTTATCCTCATTAAATGTCGGGCAATAATGATAGTAATGATTAATCCACGAGAGGTAGGGGTTGTATATCGTGTATCCATTATCGCTGACATATGAGTTCATATCATACCCAAGTTCCTTGGCTAGAATAGATCCCTCATCAGCTAATACCTTCAATATCGGGTTCAAGTTCCATATCTGATCTTGACTGACGAACATCGAGTAACATGGATCCTCATCCTCCCCATACCATCCTCCCATCCCGCTCACTATTTTATCCAAATCAAGTGAATAATCTTTCCCGGGTAAAAAATCATCTCTAAGAAAAAAACCTCTATATGGGATCATATCATGTATGCCGGGTTGGTCGTCAAATATGAACTTAGCGTTCTCGGTCAATCTAATCAATGTTTGCAAGACAGAGGATATATCTATGGGTGCATATTCACACCCATAGACCTTATTATTTATCCAAAGATATTGAAGAAGCTCGGCTATATTAATAGTCCCGTCCTCCACATATCCTGTCTTGTTATCGAAGTTTATTTTGGCTAGAGGTATATTACTTCCTTGTGGTTGATCACTTTTTTCATTACAACAATGCACGAACCTGTCAAAGAATATATCTTTCCAACCAAAATATTTATCCCTTATCGTCATAAGCCTATTTCTTGTCGTATAACGACATGACGTTAATAAGATCAGCTTTTCTGGCCATCCCCTCAAGTTTATTAAAGCCATCCATGTTATCTCCGCTGACGATGATAGTAGGATATACCTCTATACCGTACTTGGATATTTCCTCCTCCGTGGCTTTGTTCTCCGGGATCTGGTTTAATGTGACCTCACCCTCATACTCCTGTAATGTGTTGGCGATAATATACCGCATGTAGTCGCTGTACTCAGCGTCTTTCTTCGTGAAAAAATCAATTCTTACCATCTCAAATAGTTGTTAATCTGTTAATAATCAAATCAGCGGTAAATATAGCATTATCTACCTCATCTATACTCATCTTTCTCCCATCGAAATCGTTAGATAATAAATCCTTAACAATCTGATATCTACGCTGCTCCCAATTTACGTTTACATCAAAATTCAGATTCTTTACATAATCATAATTTAATTCATTATAACTGTAACTGAGATACTTAACTGTCGGGAATAGGCTATCATCAATAGTGCGCTTGATTACATTAACGTATTTACCCGTTCTTTTGTCGATAGCTCTTAATCTCTCATCTACTACTCTTTTTACTCTTTTTCCTGACTCTTCCATTCTATAAGCCCTTTGTTATGTTTATCGTAATATAATAACGCTATGGCGTTCCAGCATACGGCGGATAGATGCATGAATCCCTCCTTATCATATCTCTCCCCTTTCGTATAAGCGACCAAGTGTCTCATGAGTGCACCTAGATAACGATTGAACCCATCAGGTATATCCTGCCATGAGTTATCAGCGTACTTCTTGGCACCTTCCGTATATACCCTCACGATGTCCTCTATCTCAGCCAAAGGAAGGAGATCCCACCGGAGTTTACCGTCGGCACGGTCGTCCTTCCCGCTACCGTCTTTCCCTACGGCAGTCTTACGTGCCTTGGCTACCTCCTCTTGGTGGGCTTTAATGATGGATGCACTATTAATATTATTGAAACGGGAAAGATCGTAAGCGTTTACATTGTCTACCTTTTCCTCATCAATAAGTTTTAACTTAATAGCCCTACCTAATGATACGACCATCTCCTCATCAACCCAAATAATCTCATCTACTTCATCCGACCATAGTCTGATTCTCATTCTTCCACTTTTATCAGCGGTCTCAACTACCTCAAACACATCGCCATCATAGACCACCTTTTGATACTTATAAAATTCCTCCTTCATTTTAAACTCCTTTTTGTTTTATTATTATTACTGGATCATCATTAAATGGGGATAATATCCCAATATGCAACAATATATTGCGCTCATCGCCCTCATTTTTATCGGCTTCAATAGCATTGATATTTGATTTGTTACTAGATATAATGTTACTATCTATATTAGGATCATTTTTGATTATAGCCCATCCTTTTATAATAGGTTCATGCCTCATTAATTTAGCGACATCTTCTTCTACCAACCAATATTCCTCAAAAACAGTATCCGGATATTTGGCTTTTATCTCCTCGTAAGTATTATACCATGTCATATTTTCGTAATTTAGATTAATAAAATTCACTAAGATCCCTGCATTCTGGCGTCTCACCTGTCATAGAGTAAAGCTCACCAGATGATAGATGCACGCAATGAACGGTCTTCCCGTCTATATACTCACTTCGCTTCGTGATCCCACAAATAGCGCAGCGTTGGATCCCCGGACCCGCCTTTATCCACGAGTGCCGTACGCTCCTCTTCCTTGTCCTGTTGGTGTCATTAAGCTTTCTCATGATCAATCCTCCAAGACCGTTACAATCTTATCTTTACCGATAACAACCTCATTCCCGCTTCTTACATCAAAGCATCTCTCACCCTCTGCCTCCTTGAAATAAAGAGAGCCATTGTACTCGAACAGACCGAATCCATAATCATCTAGCTTCATCTCTTTAAGTTTCTTGAATTTGTATACGCTTTTCATATTCTCCATATTATATTGCATTACTGGAAATATCATTATGATACTTATGCCTATTACAAGCAACCCTGTGTAAAACTTTTGTGAATCATATTTTTCCCATCCCTCCATCATCATGGCAAAGGAGATTACTATTATTATAATAATAGATATCAACCCTACCATATCACATCCTCCTTTCTTTCAAAAATCCCATCATATCCTCCACGCTAAGCTGGAAGCCGGCAGCCGCCTTATGACCGCCGCCACCGGGGTTGGCCTTGCGTGCCAGCGCCGAGACATCCACCTCCTCCTTGGTGGTATAGAACGAGCATCTGAAGAATCTGCCGTTCCAGCAAAATGGCATCATCAAATCATGTTTTCTAGGATCGTACATAGACTCGAATGTGGTGGAGTTAAACTCCGTAGTATTCATACATATCGCCTTGTATCCAAATATATCTGCCTCGAATGAGAACATCTTCATTTCTCCTCTGTTTTTCTCGATGATATATTCTATTATGGCCTCGCCATTTCTTATCATATCAGAAACAAACTCGCCATTCGCCTTGTTTAGCACCTCCCTGACCATGTCAACGTCAAGCCCGCAATACCCTCTCATCCCATATTGGAATGAAAGAACGTCACTCCATTCTAAGCGATCATGATCCCATACATCATAAGCGCTCAATAATTTTACCACGTCAGGGGTTTCGATATCATCGAAAAGATATTCCCACGTAAGCTCACAAGCCGCCGTTCCGATACGTCTTTTGCCTTTGACATTATATTCCTTCACAGCTTCTATCGCCGTCTTATGGTGGTCTATCCATGTGACATCTATCCCCTTGTCTTCCCATTCGTCGAATAAGAATATCGTTCTATCGCCAAATGACACGTCAACTACAAACACCTTATCATATTTATTCACGTCAGGTATTTCCTTGCCGTAATTGTAAGGAAGAAGATCAATGTCCCCTTTGAAATACTTTTTTACTATAGCCGCTGACATTACTCCGTCAAGATCAGCCTCATGATATATACACCCAATCATAATAATTTTTTTATTTGTTTCAATTCATATTCTATCACATTGATACGACCCATGATAATATCTTTATCATCGTCATTATCATGATCACCATCTTCCTTCTTAGATAAGATATTATCTATTTGGGCTGACGCTAATACCATCATCATGCAATGATTTGATTTAATTTTTTGTGATATATGTACGCCATTTATAGCGATTTGGACACAAATATCTTTTATCTCATCTATACTCATATTCATAATCTATTGTTTTTAATTAAAAAATCTATGTATTCTTTTATCTTCCTGTTTCGATCTTTACTCCAGTCAAAGGTCTCGTTTATGAATTTGAAATACGATACTGGAATCGAATGAAACATCCATCCACAATACTTGCCGAATGTCATCACCGTAGATCCAAGGGGATGATCCGGCCTTCCGGGAACAGGGGCGGCGGTTACGCCCTGCGCCAGCCCCCTCCTACGATCTTTCTTGGCGGCTTTGATATCCAGATCTGTTTTCGTTACCTTATCCCCCATCGGGATATTGGTAATTAGTTTATCGCCGATAAACATCCCCCATCCATATCCTTTGTAGTTCTCTATACTAAGTTTCCTTATATCACCGAACCTTGACGAGTTGTTACAACAATCAACGACCAATGCGCTATCCTTACCGTCCTTTATCCTAACCGCCCTGCCAAGCCACTGATAAAACGAAGAGAACGAAAATGTCGGTCTTCCTACTATCACGCAGTCCAGACCCGGATGATCGAATCCCGTACCGAGGGCGGAATAGTTGAACACTACCTTCGTCTTACCCGACTTGAACCTCTCAACTATAGCCTCCCGCTGCTCCTTTGGCGTGCCTCCGTGAACCACCTCCGCCATGCCGGCACATATCTTGGCGTTCATCCATTCGGCGGCAGTATTGCAGCTCTCAACAGAATCCATAAACACCAGTATAGATCTACATACGTCTTTTAATACCATCAATCGACGCAAAATAAGGTTGTTTAAGCCATTTTTTCTCACCGCCTCACTAATAGACTCAGCCGTATATTCGGAGCCGTTAGAATTGAGTTTAAGGGCATCTCCATTGAAATCCCATGTCTCATACTTAAGAGGCGTCCAAAATCCTTGCCTTATCATCTCCTCTACCTGTATCACGTGAATCAGATTCTTGAAATACACCGGTCTCATACGAGTGATGAAATTAAGTTGGGAATATGATATCTGTCCTATCGACATGTTTTTAAGTCTACATGGCGTGGCTGTAAACCCTATCACCTTTCTCGGCTTCAGCTCATTCATGAATGTCATGAACTCACTGCCATCCTCAGGACTGTATCCGGCATGAGCCTCATCTATCAATACGTTTCTGATTCCCATCTCCTTAAGCTGACCAACAACTTTCTTGATAGATCCTAACGTGGCATATATCATGTTAGATAGCTCTTTCTTGCCACAGGAAGCGGAGTAGATGGTAGCCGGTATGCCATACGACGTTATCTTGTCGTGGTTCTGTTGCAGCAATTCTTTTGATGGTTGTAAAATCAGCGTCTTATCTCCCATCAATCTAGCCGCTTCTGCTATCAGAAGTGACTTACCGCAACCTACAGGACCTACGATCAATACCGGATCATGTCTATCAGAGTTTATGTAATCGGAGATACTTTTAACACACTCCTCTTGATATGGCCTTAATTTATATGTCATCTCTGTAGTTATCAAAAACGTCTTTCACGTACTCTATTCTTATCGCACATTCCCGGCCATCGTCCATTTTTACCATCAAAGTCTCTTTGGTCTTGCTTATGGCTATCACCTCTCCTATCCCTATCTGGGTATGAACTATATCACCTATCTTTACATCAAATTTACTCATGGTCCAGCCTTTTATTAAATTCCTCTATCTTGCTCCTGTCTGTCTCTTTGGTCATCTTAGCCTCTTCCTTGAATATGTCATACCCTTCTCGGATATTGTCTCCAACCATATTCTCTATCATCTCCCTTAACTCATCGCTTCTTACGGCGAAAGATATCTGAAACGATTTACTTGTACCTTTCATTAGGTAATCAATCTCCTTCTTGCATTCTGTCATCAACCGATCCAGATTATCGAATTTAACGAACTTAGAGTTGCCATTGGCTTTCCTTACCCCATCCTTGAAATCCTCCAATATCCCGTTAAACACATCTGCCATACACATCATGGAATGTAGCCATACCAGCATATTGAATTTATATTCATTATCAGCGTTGTTCATCAAACTCACCAAAGACTCGCTTTTTGTCAACATGATCTTCGATTCCCGGTCTACGATATCCTTTATCTCCTGCCGGCATTTCATGGCACCAACGAAATCCATTTTAGAATAACATTCATTTGATTTCTCTACCAATTTCCTGATATCCCTTCTAGACATCAGAAGATCCAATACCTGTTTTTCTCTTTCGTTTTTATCCATAATCGTTTATTTATTGGCACAAATATAATTAAAGCCTAGATATTTACCTAGGCTTTTTAATAAAGTTAATCTTTTTTATTCTTTCTTTTTGACTCATCCCAATCCGATGAGTACCTGCATGTCCCTTGTTTGTGGATCGAGAAATCGCACCAAAAACACAAGGGCTTGGGGCGGGGTTCAAGGCAGGCCGGCTGGCGTCCCATGAGGTAGCGCTTCTCGTACTTATACCCCTGTTTGGCGTCGTCCCAAACGTGAGCTTGATAGCTATCTATTTTATTTGTCTCGAAATCATACATGTCAAGGAGAATATCGTTAAGTTCCTTGACCGATCTCTCTACTTTCTCCTTATCTACCTTCACGTTCTGATTGTCCAGCATGCGGGTAAAGAAATAGCTGCACATATCCGGCAATACCTTATATTTTCTGAGTATGTAAAAGGCGTATATCGGATGTTGGAGATTATGAAGCAGCTTATCTTCATCGAATAACTTTCTCCCGGACTTCCAGTCTATCGTATACATGGCTATCCTGTCCTTTGTCTTATACTCTCCACGCCAGTCCACCGATCCTATGATATGTACCTTATCGTACGTAACGCCATCCAAAGTAAGGGGCTTGGGCAGCTTATAGGGCAAGACAAAGTCCTCCTCCACGCCTACCGGTCTCGACCCCCGGATCACCTTCTCCATTGGCGTAAGATCAGACCATGCCTTCTTATAATTGCCAGCAGCATCCTTCTCAAACAACCCCACAATCCATCTTATTAACCTAGCCGCATGTTGCATGGACTCGATCTGAGATTTTACGCTATCAAAAGGTATCTTCTCTATATCGGCGTAATAGTTAAATGCCTTACTCATGTCCTCATAAGAAGGTCTGCATCCGTTCTTGAAGAAATACTCCATCGTCTGGTGGATAACCGTACCATATGACGTAGCCTCATGCTTCTCCGTGGATCTGTGACCCTCCACGTAAGTCTTATACCACTTATACGGACACTGGACAAACGTATCTATCTGCGAGTAAGAAGCGGCGAGAACCTTCTCTCCATTTATTATCTTACACAAGAGATGTGTCTCCGGGATAGTCATCATCGAATATATTTAAATCAAGTGATGTTTCGTATAAATCATATGCTATATTTTGAAGGTGATGGAATCCTTTGATATCCATTTTAACAACTGTGTTACCCCATAAACGTGTGATACTTAAAACGTAATCTTTTGTTATTGTTATATCCCCTTTATTGCGGTAATCATGATTATCATAATCGTTAAATCCAATCCAATCCAATATCCTCTCATTCAAGCTTATTGGATAAACATCACATTCGGAAGTATACCACTTTATTGTGCCATTATCAATTCTGCGTTCGAGAATCAAACTCCCTTTGTCCTTATGCATACCGGTAATACATCCTATCCTCCATATATTACCATCCTTATCTTTCACAATATTGCCTATTCTTAACTCCTTAACTGAAATCATATTCTTCCTCCTCTTTATAATCATCATCGCAATCATCAACAAGAGGGGTCTCTAACCCCTCTTCCCAATCATCATATCCGAAATCCATTACTTACTCTTAACCCAATCATACAACATATCCACAAATATCCCCACAGTTAGCTCATCAATAGGTTTATCGCCAAAGACATCATCCGGAATCCTTATATCCATCTTCTCTTCAATCCCCATCAATACCTCTAATAAATCAAATGGATCCATAGCTAAATCAGATGAAAAATCACTGTCTTCTCTTACATCATCAATTACCTCTATACCATTAATGTAATTGAACTCATGCATTTTTTCAAATATCTCTTTTCTCGCTATCTCCAATATTTCATCTCTTTTCATAATCCTTTAAATAATTATACAACATATTTATAAGCTCTCCTACCGTCAACTTGTAATAAGGTTTGACGTTAAGTACTTCATCAGGTATACATTTACCTGTTTTCTTCTCCATTTCCATTACGACTTCTACAAAATCAAGGGAATCCATAGCCATGTCCATATCCAGCTTATCCTCGTTCATTATTTGAGCGGCATGATCAAGACCATTAAATTCACCCATCTTCTCGAATATCGTCTCCTTGACTACTTTTTCAACCTCTTTTCTTTCCATACTAAATCGACATTTTTAATCTTCTACCTAATTCTTTTTTTATATCTGATATCCTTTCGATATCCATCTTAACATCGCCTGTGATAGCGTATTCCTTGTCCATTTTCTTGGGAGGATCCGGGAGCCGGCTTAAGGCGAATAACCATGCCAGTTCCTTGTTCTTGTTCTCCCTAAGATACAAATCAGACGTCATGCCATACATCTTTATTATTGTATCAAATAACGTTGATTCCGATAAACTCATATGCACACTATACACATTTGATGGTTTCCAGATTAAGTTATCTAATCTCATCGTGTACTCACGTTTAAGATCTATGTGGGATATTACCGCTCTTACTATAGGTTCTTCCTTGAAGTTGGTATTAGCCACGAACCATACGAGCCGTTTCTCTACCTCCTTGATAGCTCCTGTATCCTTACCCATATCGTTATATACCCCAACGATACGGTCCCGGATCCCCTCGACCTCCGGTGTCAGGCCGGGTGTCTCTATCAGCATCAGCAGCGACCCTCCCCTTGGCGTTATCTTCCACTTCCCATTCTTCTGAAGCTCGATATAACCAGATGCTTTATAACTATCTATTTTCTCCTTTGGAATGACGCTAGCCATCTCCTCTTTCTGCCGGATCATCAAGAGATACCCGACATCAGACATCGTTAATCCTGATGTCATCATCTGTTCAAAATTTATATACATAAGCTAATGAGTTAAAATATTGACCTGATCTTTCTGGCTACCCTCTCGACTATATCGGGATGATCATTTCCGTTATATATATCTATTAGCGTCTCTATTATATGTAACCTTATGTTTTTCTTTGATGAATGAAACCAAAAATCTCCATTTTTTCTGTTTACAGGTTTGAACATCTTCAGTTCTGGTATAAGATAACACGCCACACATGATCTTTCAGCAAGTGATAATTCAATCGCTGTTCTTTCTATTGCTATGCATATAAATGCATAATTATCATTCTTTATTAAATTGTAAGCCTTTGTCAACACCCTAAGGGCGTCTGCTTTCGATAATCTCTTTCCCTTTTTCATATTGTTTTACCGTATAAGATTCATTAGCCATACCAACTCTACCAACTGATATAGATTGATTTATAGATTGGTTAAGATGCCCTACAACCGACATCTTAGCCCTAACCGTATTGGCGCATCTTAGAAGGATTCGATAATCCTCTAACGCCCTCTCGTATCTTACGTCCACCCTAGCCCTTTTATCAGCATCAGTCATGCTCTTACATGTTCCGTCCTCCCTCAGGCTTATAGCGATCTTGTCCCGTATGATTCTGATATCATCCTCGGCTATCACCAGTTCGGCGTCAAGAACCCCCTTGTATGAGCTAAGAAGATCCTCCACCGCCACAACTTCCCTTTTTAGGTTCTCCAATTCCAATATCATTGAGTTGTCATTTATCCTTTTATACTCCTGTACTTTATTGGATACCTCATCACAGATACTCATGATCTCCTTTTCCCGTTCCCGATTTATGATATATCTGATGCTGTATTTAGCCATTTCCTTTAACGAGGATATAATTTCCTTTATCCCCATCTTATCCTCAACCGACAATACGGTCTTCAAGAACATTTCCAGCACCTTTATCACTACAAGCAAGTAATTATGTCTCAATCTCATGTCAATAAGGTGTTTCGTCATATACTACATTGAAATCATCACTGGGCGGTATATATTGTTGCTCCAATGGAACACCGGGAGGTGGGGGCGGAAGCGTCACTACGGTCGTGTCCGGCTTGCCGCTACCCACGGGGGCATCCGAGCCTCCCGGTCTTTCTTGGCGCACCACCCCTCCATCAGGATAATATCGCTCATATCCTTTCATGATATCTACATGTATAGCGTCAATCTCCTCCAATGATCTTTGACGGACCTTTACGATATGATGGAACAATAATCCATCCACACGGAAGGATCGTCTTGACTCGCTCTTGAAACGTTCCAGATTAGGATACCATCCTTGCGGAAATTGCATGTATGAGGAGTACCCGTATCTCCTTGGGATATTCAACACTACCATAGCCGTACACAGCTGCCCCAATGAGTCAGACTGATAGAAATCAGACTGCCTTGGCATATGATCCTTCGGATCACGTCTGCCCTCTATCTCTCGATTAAGTTGCGATACGATAAGGAAGAAGATGTTTGGGAACGTTCTTTTGGCTATATTACACATATTCATCAAACTATCTATATTCCTCTTGGCATCACCCGAACCTTGTATAAGAGCTGTATGGTCTATGGATACAAATACAATTTTCTTATCCTTATTCGCCGGCATATATACATTCCATAGAAAATCTTTAAGCTCATCAACTGTTGTAGGTATGGGTATATACGTTATTCTGTTTGAATTTTCTTGTTTAAGACATTTTTGCATTTCTAGCATCTCCTCTTCATTCATTTTACGAAGGAGGATATCTTCTATGTCTTTGTTCATTTTTTTTGATAGTGAACGTAATACCAAGTCTTCCGGATTCATCTCGAACTCACATCTTAACCATACATAATCATCTGCTTGTGGATTGATGTTGACATTCATCACATTGTTCATGATCTTTTGCGCCAAATAGGATTTTCCAACCCCTGGTCTAGCTCCTATGGCTATCGCATGTTGAGGGTAAAATCCCCCCAGCAAAGCTTTGTCTAGATAAGGGTATCCAGTACGAGCCGGGAGAAGTTCTCCCGACTGGTATTTCATTATCCTCTCATAGGCGTCCATGATAATTTCCTTGGACGTCTTCCATATCCTATTATCGTTCATCCTCGTGCGTTTCTATCGCCAGCCGTATCGGATTTAGATCCTCTGTTAGCTGATCTTGATTTATATCTTAACCCCTTAGCCGTATGGCATAGATCCTTCCCCTTCCGATAAGCCTTACCCTTTAGCTTATCGGTCTTGTAGTTCTTGCGACCCAACTCCCGTCTCTTGGCTTTCTGCTCAGGTCTGGCGTTGATCTTCTTATCCGTCTCAGCCTTCTTCTTTCTGGCTTCCGGATGTGTCCTATAATATTCAGTCGATCTCCCCATCCTCTTCGTCCTCCTCATCATCAAAATCTATATTCTCTTGTATATCCAAATCCTCTTCCTTTAAAAAAGATGGATATTCCAATCCCAGACGCTTAATCATATACGAATATGGATCAGACGCAAATTCATCTGGTATCTCCCATGTGCAAGGGAATGTACCTATTACCTTTTTAAGTTTATCGGCTAATTCGCTACTCATCCCCATATTAACCATTTTATTATAAACTGTAGCTTCTACGCTACTCACATTGCCTCCAATATAAAAACCTGTTGGTTTGTGAACAAAATAAATTTTCTTCATTTTACATGTATTATTTATTTTATTAAAGGTATCCAATTTGATTCGATACTCAAATGTTCCATTATCATTAGCTCTAATGCTCATATTTATCCTTCTTGCGATCTCCATAACTCATATCCATATCACACACCACCGTATCGGTCGTGTCGTTTACCACATGGAACAGGAACTCCGGACACCCGTGGCAGGCGTTGCTCCCGATCGCCACCGCTCCGTGCCTAGGGCAAGCTTTCTTTACCATGGTTCTATCATATATCCGTATATGATTATCACCATATTTTTCAATATATCTCATGGTATTAAGTAATGATGGCAAAGACATCTTATATGGGGATACATGTTCTATTGGTATATCCAATTCACCAGATAGGCTTTTGTAAATATCCTGTACATCCCGTTTTGTTCTATACGCAAATATATTAATCTCAGTCATTACCATATCCATACTCCTAAGAAGATCCGGCTTAGCCAGCCTCCCCATCGGTTTCCCGAAAGGATCGGATCTCATCCAAGCCCCACACTTCTCGCACCCAACTTGCTTCCCCTCCACCGTATTTATTATAGTGGATGGGATCTTGCAATACGGGCATACAGATCCGTTTAACATAGCTTTCTGGGCTAAAGACAGCTCTTTCATACCTTTTCTTCTATCTCAACATTAAATAGATTGCAGAATCTATCAAAATTTCTGTTCTCTATTCTCATATCCTCCTCATACCTGTCAACTGATTTGATGAAATCATTATAACAGTCCTCGCACATCCATTGATTGATTACCGCTACATAATAGCCCACGGACGTAGGCCTGTTACACATATCGCAAATACCTAAGCACCCATATCTGGTGAGCTTATCCATCATCTCCTGCCTTGTTATTTCAAGCACCTTGAATTTCTTGTAATTGTTAACTACCTTTGCCATTGTAAATTTGTTTAATGATAAAATAATCCGCTATATCCATTCCCTCATTTATATTGGGTTTTGATTCGAGAAAATCGCTTATCTCTATATTCATTCCCTTCATATCCCTATCCACTTTCTTCTTCCACTCGTTAAACGCCGATCCTTTGTCAGGATATAGGACTATTCTCCTACGTCCCAATGCCTCTATCATCTCCCTTTTCAACATATGGATACCGCCACAGGCCATAAACAACCTACTAGGGTACACAATATTGCAGATAACAGCCGTCTTCTCTGACTCTACTATATACACCGGAGCGTCATTGGGATAGAAGTTGATAAGAAACTCCCCGAACAGGCATTGCCTAAGCAGGTAATCCTGACCGTCCAGTATATGCACCCAACATACGTGATCCATGGGAACCTTTACCCTCTTCCCGTCAGGCCCGTAGTCCATTATCTTTCCGGTCCGCACTACCCAATTCTTATCCAGTTGCCAGAACACACAGCACTTACCCCAGTCCCCGAATCTCATCATCCCCACCTTATACAAGCTAAATGCCCTATTGGTATGATATGATCCGAAGATATTGGATAGATAATCCTGAAGATCGGATGTCTCGAAAGGATTAAGCGTCTCAAACATCTTGCTTACCGGAATGCAGTTGGCTATATCCGGATCCATAGGAGGTCTGTACCTCCTTAATACTTTGTTTGAATCGGTAAAAAGATCATTGTTCCCAAGTTCGCTCCCTGTTGGATATTTAAAGTAACCACATTTATTTTTATGATCACACACCCCAAACTGCTCTCCAACGATCTGACCGGTGGTTACGTCCACGTACGGCGTAAAACACTTATCCTTGCCGCATTGCGGACACGTCAGCTTCCTCCTTGGTTTGCTATGATCCAGCTCATACCGATGAACGCTCTTATTGAACTCCCTAAATTCCATCATCCTCTCCTCTCATTCATGACTCTATATATATAGTCCCTCAGTGGTTCTTTTCTTATCAACTTATTAACGTCAAACTCGCCTTCTATGTCCAAGGATCCGACTCTTGATGTAACCGTATAATTAGTTTTCTCGAACTTATACTTTCCTTGAAGATATACTACGGTAGCCATATTCAATATAGGGTTGTCAGTCTGTCTCTTCAACTTATATTGGCTGGTCTTTGCGGTAGGATCACCCGGAGCGAAGTTATATATCTCCTCTATCTCCAATATCTTTCCGTAGTTCTCCAGTATCATTCTTCTATATAGCTCAAGCTGGAAAGCGTACTCGTCATAGAAATTGCCTTTCCTGTTTGATTTGAAGTCCAATATAGCGAATATCCTCCTGCATCTTTTTATCTTCTTTTTCTCCGTCTTAGGCTGACCTTTCTTGGCTCCCGTCTTATAGAACTCTCCTGTCTCGACCTCTATCTCCACTGTCTCCGGCTCGCTGTCCATCTCCACCACGGCGTCCACCGAAGAAGCTACCTTTAACCTGCTTGACCTCAACATCTTTTCGATAAGTACAGGTTTAACATGTCTTTCCTTGCAGAATATAGCGAATGATATCAGATCATCTATCAACTCATCAATGTTATCCACCAATATCCGCTCCATCCTATACTTGTCTATTCTTAGCTTGGCTTCCTTGACCACCTTCCTGATCCATGTCGGGATCAGCTTTATGTTAACCCCGGTCAGATACAACCCAAATAGATAATGCATGATAGTGCCTAAGTCAGCCCTATAGTTAGCGTACTCATCTGGATCCTTACCTTTGAGCCTCATCTCATTCTTCCACTTTTCCAAAGCGCCAGACGTATCACAATACCCATTAGCTATATTATTGGTAGCCCCGTCATATATTATGGGGTATCCATCAGCCCCCATCTCATAATAAACACGCTTGCCAGCTACGGTCATTCTATATAATATTGGTGTTGGGATATCCTTGATCCATTCAGCGGCATAATACTGCTGTTCGGTCTCCAGATCATACTCAACTTCCATTTCCTCTTTAGGCTCTTTTTTAGGCTCTTCAGCAGGCTTTTCATCCTCTACCATATCTTTCTTTGGGATAGTTGATAAAACGTCTAATATGCCAAAGAAAGCGGTAAATTTAGGATCTGTGTGATATGATCTTAATATTGGTAATGATGATCGCCACGCAGAAAGCATATTCATAATTAAACCGGACCTATCCTCTAGATCTATCCTACTATCACTTACCATCGTTATATTTATATGATGCCTGTTTTCTAAACGGGAAATCATATCCTCTATCGATTCTTGGTCACTTATGACTTCCATGACCGAACCTTTTCTATATATCGTATCACTTATAGCCTCGTATCCAAGAACTAGAAGTAATTTTTGTTTTCTTCTATCCATGATAATAATCTGGTTTTTAATTTACCATCCTCCTCGACTCTAGGTGCGAGATCCCTCATCCTTCTGGCTGCCAACAGCCATACGTTACCAAACTCATCCAAGAGCCGGCTAAAATCCATCGTATCTAATAGATAATCGAATCTTGTATGCTCATCAGCCGTCAAGTAGATAATGTTATCATTATCCTCGGCGACCGATTTATATTTCCGTTTAGGGTATAAGTGGCATATGTTGCTTACCCCAGGACATGGTATATATGCGCCGGTAGCAGATCTTCTTATCATACTTAACTTAGCTACGTGGGCGCCAAAGAACACGGCTAGGCTCCTACCCCGGGGCTTGGCCTTCGCCCGTATCGCCGTCCTCCCCTTTGGCGGTAGTTCCTTGGCTCTGCATGCTGGACATAACCCCTTGCTCCTTATGGCTACCATCCTCCCGCATCTCTCACACGGCAACATCCTACCTCTCATGCCTTTTTCTTTTTATAACTTTTATTGAACTCCATAAGGCTCATAGCCCTATATCTTTTAAGCCTATCTATCTTACTCTCCGCCCAATCCTGATCCTTGAAGTTGATGATCGTATCGAATATCTGAGCCAGTTCCCGGATATTAAAGGTCCTGTTCTGTATTTTCTTATAGAACCCTGACCTGCTATATCCTAGTTTAGACGCCAGATAAGTCTTGTTAGACAATGTGAGGATACGATAAATCGTACCCTCCATCTTACTTATCTCCATCAACTTCTCGGCGACGGACGACATGGTTTCGTAGCTAGCCTTGTTGCTTACTATCCTCATGCTTCTCCGGGTTCCTGATCTTACCGTCAAACTCATAGAAATCCATCAACTTCTTCTCCTCCTTAATACAGGTTACCACGAAGTCTGATATAGTCCCTTTCATGCCCTCCTCGAAGTTCTTCTTGGCATGATCAAGGTCATTGGCCCGAACGATGTAGTTAAACGCCTTGCGTTTCTCATTACCCGATTTCTCGTCTACCGTAATATAATCAGCCGTGACCTTATAGAACCGGTCTCCATCCATGGCAAACAATTCCGCTATCCTGAATCGTTTGATATCAACGCTAAACTCACCGGAGATGAATGGTCTCATTTCCTCTATGATTCTAGCCTCACATTCGGTATAAGAAAAGGCATCTACTAAATACTCTTCCTTTACCTTCTTCTTCATGCCGTTCTCGGCATCGGTCTCGTAAGAAACCGTACATTTAAACCAATTGTGCATTTTAATCTATATTATTATTAAACAAAGGATAATCTTTTATTCCTTCACGAATATATCTCTCCGTATCATCATCCACATCATAAGCCTTCTTGAAAAATATCATAGCCTTGTCCGTGTCGTGATCCACCAACGGAAGATATTTCTTTACGAAAAGAAATTTAAGATGGTTCATGTGATCAATCTCGCGCCTTACATCAATTACTTTTGACCATATCTTGTCACGGATTTCACACATCTTTTTTGTGTTCTCCTTATATTTATCTACTTGATCTTTATATTCCTTCTCGATCTCATCGTTCTTATCCTTGATAGACTTGTAGGTTTCCTCATCTTTCGTGTCAAACATCGGAATATGTTTGATATTGATTATATCCAACTTACCGCATAGTTTATCATTGGATACAACGAAATCATATCTAGTCCTATATAGAACAAATTCACTTAAAAACTTAGCTATCTTAATAGCATCATTCTGATCAAGAACGGCTATACTCAAACCTTCTAAATAGTAGAAGAAATGTGATGGAGAAATAGGCTTATAGTCATATGTCTTCATGACTGGAGGCTCATCTATAAACCTGACACCTTCCTCCGCACAGCTTGTTACGACCAATTTCTCTACCTGTTCGTTAGTAAGATTATATATCTCCTGATCGGTCATCTTATCAATTGTCTTCATCATCCTCATCCTCCGATATCGTTATAGCCTTTGTAAACTTTTGTTTATAGACCTCACTCATAAGGTAGGCGAAAGTCCTATCATTCATACTAGCCATAGTATTGGCCTCTACCATAAGATTCATCTCGATGTTCTTTACCGAGATTTCATAGTTATCATCATCTTCTTTATAGAAAATGACTTTACCACCATACTCGAAACCATCATCCTCGGCCTTAACCATATCGATGATCTTCTCTAACTCCTTTACAAATTCACTCTTTTTCATATGTGTAATTTTTATGTGTCTACAAAAGTAGACATTTTGTTTTTGAATTAAATTAAATAAACATTATTAATAGTTAATACGCTTAGGTGATTATATACCATTTTACACTAAAATCGTAAAATGGTATATAATCACCTTATCCTCCATATATCTTAAGCCCTTTTATATTGTATTTGCTTATATCCATACACAAATTACACCCTCCATGACAACAACACCACGAGCAAAAGGCTAGTCGCTCCTGCTCCGGCCTACCTTGAAACTCCACTGCCGCCCTATACCATGCCGGGGATAATACCCTGACCTTCTCCGGTACGGGCGGTGTCATGAGCACCGATCTCCGTCTTCCTTTGGCATCTTCCCTATTTCTCATTTGGGTTGTCCTTTAACAGCTCAGCTATCTTATCTTCCTTCAACATATTTTGCTTTCTCATGTTATCTACGACAAAGGTAGCGAACGCCATATCATACCTTTTCCTTAACTCATCGACAAAAGATTTTGCTCTTGAGCTTATCATCGTCTCAATGTTGTTGTCTACGATCTTCTTGATCCTACCTCTTATAAGCTCATCTACTGTCAGTTCCTCTTCCATATAATCTATCCTGAATTTGTATTTCTTCTTGCTGGCGTTCTCGACAAGATCGTTCATTGATTCTCTCGCTATATCCTCAATCTTCTCTGATATCGGATTGGATATTTCCCTCATTAACTCATTTTTGAACTTTTCTTTAAGCTCACGTACTACGGCTAACCTGACCGAGCTGGTAAACTCCTCTTTCAACGTCGCTTCGTTGTACATAGCTTCCTCGAATACATCTTCCAAATTTAATTCTACTTGTATTTTCATATCATTATCTTTTAATAAATTATAAATCCTTTATATAATCACCTTATTTATTCATGAAATCAACGACTTTATTCAAATACCCTCTTGTCATCTCAATAAAGTTCACGCAATCCAGCTTGCTCAACTTGTAAATCAAAGCCGGGTTATGAATTACGGCTATAATTTGTGTTTGCGGTTTATGAAATGACAATACCTTGTACAGATCCATGATATTGTCAATATCTAAATTCCTGTCCGGCTCATCCATAAGGATTGTATACTCAAAATCCTTCTCCATTAATACCACATGATTGTCTTTGTAGTATTTTAAAAGATTGTCGATCCTGTTTGCCCAGAACTCATTTGACTTTTTCTTAAATTCCATAAGCTTCTGTATCGGAAACGCATACTCATCTTGGTTAAACACAAAATCAAAAAGCGAGTTCATGGCATGAAGGTTCTTCTCCCCAGAGGATCTAGATGTTCCATTCATATACAAACTTAAATTATTGATATTATCCAATATATCATCCTTTCTCATTTCAGTTTGCTGTAGGAGATAGAAGACTTTCCCAATATAATCCGACTTAATACTGATCCCGTCAAGCACCTTGTCATCATCAAATATATCCGGGAAATACAATGCTTCTGACGGTAATTCAGAACACATCTTTTTCTCGCACAACATGTACTTCGATATCATATTCAGGAGGGTTGATTTCCCGCTCCCGTTCTTGCCTACAATCACATTCACGCCGGGTTTGAATATAAACTCAGAGCCATTTTTTAACGCTTTTATCTTTGAGGTATATTTAAATGGAGTCCTCTTGTTATCGTCTATCCTTATAGAAGTTATCATCTTATATGATTTTGTGTTTAATTATTTAAGCCTTTCATCAATCGCCAAATCAAATATCTTATCAAGACATTTCCTCATCTCCGCCGCCCCGATGATCGCCTTTCGATTCCCGAACGAGAGCCACGAAGTAATGAACCCACTGACCTCCGCGTCCCGCCCGGAATACCGCCTTGGGAACTGGACGGGATCGCTGGCAATAAAGTCGGCTGTTTCGTATTTGTCCGCCATGCATTTCGGCATGTCTACAAATTTGTCATTCATTGTTTATCCCTTCATTTGTTCGCATGCCAATCTTTCAAGTTCCGGTGTAACGTTGGTATTCATTATGCCTTTCAAGCAAGGGCATTGTCGCCAGACTATATCATAAATCTTTGACAATTCAATCAAAGCCTCATTGTTTGATTCAACTGTCATAATCCAATTGTCCGGCGATATCTCTATCTCCCTGCATGGTATTTCTTTCTTTCCTTTTGGCATATATCCGTTCTGATAGTCTTTTACATTACATCTACCAAAATATCTTCCAGTGAGTATTCCGTTTTCGTCCGTCTCAAACAACCCTCCTATCCATCCTATCTTATGGATGTTCTCCGTCCACGTTCGAGTGGCGAATAAAAACTTTTTTACAGGAACTTTTGAAAATGCATCAACATCATGGATACTCCCGTCCGGCTCTTTGAATATCGATGATTTTCTTTTATTCTGGCAACTCCCGTCTAAGCCTATTTTTTCCCATTCGCCATCGTCAAATCTCAAAGGAGAGATTATATCAAAACTGCAAAGTTTCTTGACGAGATTGATTTCAAATGGTGCCGAGAATCCGCTGTTACCATGAGAAGAGAACAGCGCGACAGCTTCTATTACCTGTTCGCGCATCCATTTGTTAGGACCGTCCTCTTCTTTGCTATATCCGGCTAATTCCAATTCTCTTATCGCATGTTTACATAAATTACTGTTTGCGATAATATACCGAAGAGCCTTCTTGTTGATAAGGCTCTTCTTGCTCATTTTCTTTACAATTCTTCTACTCTTTTTCATGTTTAATGTTATTTAATGTTTTAATCACCAATCTCCTCTATCATTCGTATTGTGCCATGACCATCTGTTTCGCGAAATCTTTGTACGCCACTATTTTTCGCAGGTTTGCTCGCATTCGTATTTCCCCGATACCGCCGACCGGAGACAAGGCGCCTGTATTAACACCTCTTCCCATGTTTATTCCTCCTTGTTATATAATTGCTTGTTTTTATATTCCAACATCCTTCCCATCCTCTTTAACCCAATTAACTGTATCGCAATACCAACAATACCCTGTCTTGGAATCCTTTTTATGAGAATGGGATCCACATGTGGCGCACCAATAATTATCATCCATATTGTATGTATAACTTTCATCCTCATGCATTTTGGCTATTCTAGCTACCCTATCCTCCAGCAGATCCTTTAGATAATGGCATTCGTAAGGTCTATCCTCTTCCTTTAATATATAAATATCGATATCCATCATGCTCCCCATCCTGTCCGTACACATACACTCGGCGGCATGGCGCACGTTCCCTTCCGGCATCCCCGGAACTATCTCCCGGATCACCGCCTCCATCTTCTCTTGGTATTCGGTGTCTACCTTGACCACCAAATCCTCTAATTTATCTATTAAACTCATGATCTTTTTACTTCTTTGTATATGACATTTGTATTGTCTTCCCTATCTATATTGCAACAACAAGAATACATGCAGTAATAACCCCTGTTATTAAATACACATCCATCACAACTGCTATCATCAATCTCTATTACCTCCAATTCTATTTTCTCCATGCCGGTATTATATTTAAATATACTACCTATCTTATGATATCCTATATCCTTCAAATACCTTATATGATTATTTTCGTTAAATAATCGGTTGATAAATACATCCATTTTATCGTTTAGACCATTTTTATCTAATAACCCCTCGCACTCATTTTTATTAAATCCAAAGGATATCATAAAATATTTTGCCATATCAAACCTTTCCAGTTCCACCAATTTTTGTATGCATAGCCATATTCCTTGTCTTATGCCTTCTTCTTTGGCTTCTTGCACTCTATCTCCCATATTATTTTGTATTAATTAAGTAACAATATTTCTCTTCGCTCTATTTTGATCATTGATGGATTATCGTCATGATCATACCAATATAGATACCATATACCTCCTCTATTGGCCTTCCACATCTTCCCTTCATATTCCCCTGATGGAATTGTCAATGAATATTCCCTAAGACCCTCAAAGGTTTGTTTGGTCATTAAGGCATACTCTTCATCGATTTCTATGTACCTCCTATGAGGTTGATTCCATGACATCCCACGCTTATCCGTTATCTTGGGTATTATATTTTCTCCATTCATTTGTATTAACTATTATGTATTTAATACTTTCCCCATCCTCTCTTTCATATTCCATGCAATTTGATCTTGCACAATTATACAAACTATTTTTAAAAACACATCCCGAACATTCATCATTCGCCTTAACTACTTTCAGTGTCATTTCAAACATACCCGCTCTATAGTTAAAGATTTCCCCTACTTCATGATGCTTAATATTTATATGTATAGTATTTTCTTTACTTATCATATCTTTATGCCCAAATATTATGTCAATAAACTCAAGCATCTCATCATTGAATGATCCACTTTCTTCTTGCAGCTCCCTGCATTCATCCTCGGTCAATCCACAAGAAGATACCAGCTCCTCTGCGGCTTGCGTCCATCGCCCGCCGTGAGCCAGCTCCTGAACCGACAGCCATACCCCTTGGTTCATGCCCTTCATTCTTGCCTTATCTAAAATATCCTTATTCTCCATATCCTCAATCATTTAAATTCTTGTTTATTATAACAATCTCTATATCGTTTAACGTCTTATCTTTTAATACTTTCTCTACCATTCTTGGAATGACATTAAAATCTTTATTGCTAAGCTTATTATCCACCATAATCTCAATCAACTGCTTTATAGTAAGCCCAAGCTCATTATGGATATAATTCTTTATCGCTTTATATTCTTTACTTGTTTTTGTACTCATATTTATCCCTCCTATTCAGTCATTCTTTTAACAAAATTTTCCCATAACATATCAACATCATTGTAATGTCTACAACAAGCATTCTGTATTCTTTCTATCAACGGGATGAACCATAACTGAGTTATTCCGTAACGAGTTTGAATTATTCTGCATAGGTTTATTTTTATTATCTCCATGTCATCAATACTAGGAGATGTGTTGTTATCATCACATCTATCTAATATTGTTTGAATTGTAGCCAAATAATGATCCATGTCTTAAATTGTTAATTATATTACCATCTTCCATTTCCCGGCGTAAACAGTATCTCCCCTGTCCTCACCCAATGATTCCAGTTATTTTTAAGTTCATCAATATCATACGCCTCAGCCGACTTACCGTTATCAGATCTTTTTATGACCGACATAATACTTTCCGCTTGCACGCTCCAATGACTATAACAGTCTGTCCCGCACCCGCACGCCGTGGCTCTCCCGTTATCGAACTCCCAGACCAGAGGCCGGAGGCCGCATCTTGGACACGGCAACCATTCCATTGGATTCTCCGGCTTCTTGTAAGCATCAATACACTTATATTCTTCTGCTATCATAGCCAATCCTACGGAATTGATTTGAGTTTTTTGATCTCTCATCTCATTCTTATCCTTAAACATCATTATCCTATTAACAATCCCCTTCGATTCCATGTACGTCGAGAATCCATGTATTCTTAGATATTGGATTGCTGATAGTGATTTTTCTAATATTTCCTTATATTCTATATCTGTTTTAACTGCTTTTCCCATGATATTTTTCCTCCATTTCTTCTAATATGACTTTAGCCAGATATACCACCTCACTTATCTGGTCGTAATAAACATCCACCCCATCAACTTTATCATTATCGTCATCATATCCATCGACCATCAAATTATCTTCCCCCGATAAATACACGGATGTTATAGATAAACAAATCAACCCGTTATCGGTAAAGATCCTTATTTCAGCCGGAAAATCATCTACATGGGTTCCGCTATCCATATCAAGATCAAGTCTCCCTGTTCTCTTAATCAAATCAACCATAGCTCCATAAGCTACTACGTTCGCATTTAATAGCATTTTATTTAATGCATTTACTCTTTCTACGTCTTTCATAATCTCTAACCCCTTTGTATTACATTGTTATACGTTATCCTATTATCTTGAATCACTTTCATGAAATGATCTTTAGTATAAGCAAAATACCCCAATAATGGCAAGCATGATTATAAGCCAGATGAATGCGCTTATAAGACACCCCTCACCAAGATTACCCATATCCCTAAAGAATAAGTAATTAAAAAACATTTTCATTCTATTCATAATAAACTTTATTTAATGCGTTTATTCTTTCTACGTTTTTCATATCCACTCCCTTTGTATTACATCGTTATACGTTATTCCGTTATCTTGAATTAGTTTCATAAACTGATCTTCGGTATAAGCCAGAGATTCCCCTCTGTTAGCCCTCTCTATATTCTCACTCATCATCCCTATAGCCTGTATTAAGGCTGCTGAGGAGTTGGCTATCAATTGAGCTGCTTTCATTATCCTATCATCGTCCATAATCATATTACTTTAACTTCCTCGTTCCACAAATGTCTTTCATATACCATGGTTATTCCTATCAAAATCCCGGTATCTTCTCCCCAATATTCAAGGGTATATAATTACCTTATTTATAATATTCATTATTCTCTATCTCCAAAACATCTGGGGACAAATAGTCTTGTAATTCCAATTTTCGTATTTGGACAAGACAATCCAGATGTTCAACATTCATTTCTTGCCTATCTTCGTCTACCCACACCAACGTGTCGTATCCATAACATTCTGGGCACTGATCGGCTCCACATGGAAGAAGCATTTGCGCTCCACATTGAGTACATCTTACCCAGTCACCATACCGTATTCCTTCGTATATTCTTGTTTCCATATTTATTGTTTATCATTTATAACATTTACTTCTTCGCTCCACAAACGTCTCTTATATATCGGAGTGATGCCAATCAGAATACCAATATCTTCTCCCCAATATTCAAGTATTTGATTCCTGAATTTGTGACGCAACTCTTGCGTCTTCCCCTTATTCCTATTATAAGGCGAGAAGTCAGATAATCTTACTGTCTTCATATTCTATTTAAACTTTTTAAGTTTAGATCACTTAATGTTAATACCTTTTTATCCAATAAGTCAATAAGTAGCATCGCTCTCGACTCTACCTCTGTACTTCCAAATCCACTATACACTTCTGTTTGTGGATTGTAAGCATCATATCGAACATAGGCAGTTTCGTAGTATTCGCTATCCTTATTCGGGAAATATTGTGTCAATTGCAACCAGTCATCCCATATTTTTGATTTACTGATATTTATCATACTTGGTAGTATCTTTCCAAGCTCATGACTCATATAAGCCGGTATGAGGTCGCCTTCTTTTCTATATGAATACCTCATTGTATTTTGCGTGACTGACTCCATTTGGGTTCCCCCTCCTTTCATCTCTTTCACAAAATAAAATTCCGACTCTGAATTTACACCCAACTCATGCAACTTTAATGCAAGCTCATAAGGGCACATAAAATTTTGATATTTCATGTTATTCTATATTTTCGTTTCTGTAATCCCCGGCATAGTCCAACCATACCCTGTAATTATTTCTGTACTTGGTCGCCTTTATTTTCATATTCCGGGATATACTCTTATTCACATTTTCACTAAGTACACTCCTTAGCTCCTTCTGTAAGACCGCCCCGATAAGAGGATAGACGTCCAAATAATTGCCTTCACACTTCTCGAAATCTATTACCTTGTTCCCTATTGCCCGTTCTAATGCCTTGTCCATTGCCTTCACAATGGATTCTTGCACATTTTTATATCGATTGATAAAATCCTGTTCTTTATTTCCCATTTTAATATGTTTTTACAAAAGATGTTCGTTACCTTCATAAGGAATACAATAGATCCATCCCGTCCCATTTAAGCATTCATATCTTTCTTCTTTATATTGAGCATCAGCAATTTCCCTAACAAACAAACTTACGTGCCAATCATCTTCTTCTGTATCTCTTACTAAAACTTTATCAAATGGCTTGAATTTATATTTTGGTTCTATTTTAATACCAAAGAATTGTTTCAAGTATATTTTGGCTTTAGGTTCTTCGCTTGTTTTAAGAGCATCAATAAACTCTTGCCTTTCATCCTTAGTAGCAAATCTGTATCTCTCAATATTATTTTGATTGGCAGCCCCATTATCAAAATATAAATAACCCCCTTCTTGCCAAGAGGCATAATAAGACGTAAGGTATTCCCCGTTTGTATTCAATATGAATAAGTAATCACCTTCTTCATTGCTCAATACATCCCCATCCTTAAATGCCGTATATTCCGGAATATTAATACAAAGCCTACATCCTCTTGTTCCTATCCCATCATCAGAGAACCAGTCTGATGTTATACCATAATCAGAACAAATCACCCCTAGTGTACTAAATTCTATCCTATCTTTATTATAATACACTAACTTTACCTTATAATTATCTCCGACCGTTACAATCTCACCATTGCATTCACCATTGCTGATTTTCTTTGCCAGCTCTAAGTCAAATGGTTTTGTTATCATTCTTTTTTCCATAATTTTACATGTATTTATATTGTTATTTTTCACTTTAGCTATATTATCATTTTGTGGCAATCTTGCTTTAAGATCATCTATAGTCCTTAAATCCATATTATATGTGCATAGATGAGCGTTCCCGTAACCGGTTAAATTGTTTATTGCAGCCACATGATATCCGCCACCTATGTTATACACTTCCTTGACCTCCCATATATCCCTGCTATCATATTCATATCTATTGTTCCGGTCTATAAAATCTTGCTTTATAGATACCATATCTCCTTTTTTAATATTCATATCTTCTTATGTGTTTATATATTATTTGCCTGTCCAGCCAATTCAACGAACATGGGCGGACGCCTCGCTTCCCTCCGCACGTCTTACCTATACACGCCGGCCCCACCGGTAACGCCGCCCATGACATCTTGGATGTCTCTCCCGTAAATCTGATAGTGATCGCCACAGCTCTCAAATGTTACTTGATAGCTGTTTAATCCCATCCTAATTGTCTCGCAATACCTTTCATCTCGCTATACGCGATCCTGTGACATCCAGCAACCAATATATCATTCTTATAGCTATTGATCTTCCATTTGTGACCGGTTGTATCCAATACCATATCGCGTTGGAATTTACTGCCATTATGGAAGAGCTTTATCAATTTCCAAAGTCTCTCAGCTTCAGCTCGTTCTATCTTGATATTCTTGCTAGTCTCAATTATGCCATTCTTAATGCGAAGCCATACGTTAGGCTGATCATCCTCCAAATAATAATGTAGATATAACTCCAGAATCTTGCCAGACTTCCACATCTCGATCTGTTCTTCAAATTCTTTCTTGCGATCTTCTTTTTCTTTTCTTCTTTTTTCAAAAATTAAAGCCTCTTTTTTCGCCTGACTATCTTTCCATCTCTGACATCTGGCCACATACTCAGCCCACGTTCCTTCACCACAAATCTCATCTACTATCACATTGGTCGTTCCTAAAATTTCTAACGCTTGATGATTTAGCAATACCTCAAACACACGCTTTAACTCATGGACATATTCACTTTTAATCTTATCCGATTCATAAGATAACTCATGTTTAGTTCCGATCCAGGTGTTTGCACTCTTTTTAAGAAGACTCTTGGGAGTACCCATATTAAAGAACTCAATATAATCCATTAGACTTCTAAATACTCCCCAAACATCCCTATAAGACAGGCTTGTTCTAACCTTCTTGTATTTCTCGATAACCTCTTTGATAAGCTCCAATCGACTAGTGATAAAAGCCATGCTTCCATCATCAGACATATTATATCCAACAGAAAATACCTTTGAACCAGTTGGTATTGCACTACGAACACAACGTTGATGTTTACAGGTAGAAGAAGAATAATACTTATCGTTAAGCAAATACGCCTTTTCACCACACTTATTTCTTACGATTCTTCCAACCTCAAAATGATAACCATAAGAATAAATACTTCTACCTTCAAAGAAAAGATTACTACCTCTTGCGGATTCTTCCTTTTCGTTTGCCCACAAATGAGCGACCATAGAGTTGTTCATATCTATTAAGTTTTGAATGTTAACTATTGATTATACTTGCTAAAAATAACATCGACACAAGTTCCGCCAATAGCGTTTGCGTCATTATACGAATAAAAATCTTCTGTTCCCCAATCCACACCAACTGGACAACCATCTGCATGTTTTACAAAGTCATCAACTTCTTGCGCTTCCTCGTCAGATAACCCCGTCCAATCATCATTTATCAAGGCTCCAACCCAATAAACCGGGAGCCTGTATCTTATTACCTCTATATTCATAATCTCATCAATTTACAATGTGAATTTTCAAATACGGGAACCATTCCATGCGCCCTGAAATACTCGGTCGCTATTTTAAAAGCGTACAAGGCAGGTCTTTCTTGGATATTTCGTGTTGTCTCATAAAGAGATATTGGCTGGCAAACATAGAATTTCTCATTACCAAGACACCCAAAAACCCCATCCAAATAACTTTCATCACAATTAGGGCCTCCCAGTATCAACAAATCACATCCTGTCTTTCGTGTTCCGAGAATAAATGTCTTGTTCTTGTTTTCCGGAAGCATGAATATTTCCTTATCAATCTTAAACCAGTCAATCTGGCAACTCTCTACATCACGGCGAACAATCTCGTCAATCTCACGGGCATATTCTTCTTGTGTTTTCATACTATTTCATTTAATAGACCAACATACACATCCCCATTCTCATAATAAAGCTGACCCTCATACTGGTTATGATGAAGCTCCTCACGTATCGCATCTTCATCGTCAGCCCAATGTTCATATTCCTCATGCCAAGCCTTGAAAAAATTATTATAACATTTTTCTATTAAATCCTCTAAAGAGAAATTCTCCGGGTAAGTACACCAAGTATCGTAATAATCAATTATTGGTTTAAGAAGATAATAATCATAACACATCCCTGTTAATGGACAATTGTCTTCGTATCCCAATATTACCCGACTGCGTCTGCACTTGTAATTATATTTCCCATCTATATATTTGCCTATAGAATAATATTTACCTTTCGTGATATGTGGCATAATGTTGTTATTGATATACCTGAACAATAATTTACCGCATAGATTCTTAGGGAATATATCATGATTATAATCTGTAGGATGTTCATAAATAGGATCATTGTATTTAAACTCATAACTAAAATCATATCTCTCGTATCCAACTTCCCAATTATAAACCCTAGTATCTGTCATATCCTCAAAGACTTTCATCGACTCTTGATATTCTATACTATAAGCATCCATACATTGCTCCATTACATTCCAGCGCTCACGCTCTATGATCTTTTCTTGTGAATCTTTTGACAGCTCATCAAATTCACACAGTTTTAATACAATCTCTTTCATAATTCCTCCTCTTTTAATATAACTAGATCCCTAATGTCAATCGAATGACATACGTACCTCCTTATGTTCACGTTTAGAGATATGATTGTAGTTATTCTCACGAACCACTACAATCCCGATCCAAGTATTACTCATCCTTTATCTTTACGAATGGGTTTTCTACATAAAACTCCACTACATCCTTAGATTTTATAGATGTCACTATACCGGTGGTATCTACAAATCCATCCGTCTCATCCATTGTCAAATCTTCTATTTTATCTCCCGGTAGAAAACAAAGATTATAACCTTGATCGATGTACATAATCATTTTTAACTTAACCATATCATCAATGATTCCTCTCATCCTTTCTACGACACTCAATTGATCATTTGTAAGCATCAATTTACTTTTAGGAGACTTTGCCATCCTTATGTCTCCATTCTTGTCAACCACAATCAAATCATTAAACCTATACACATCTTCCTCGCTCGCATAATATGTTTTTGAACAACGTAACTCACCCTTATGATTTATTACAACATCAAAACTCTCCAATTTTCCCCTGACAGCTCTCCCGTTTTTGTATTCCCATACATAATCGTCTATTGGGGAAAATCCATACAATGACCTAAAAGCATCATATATTGATATTTTTCTCTTAGGAATACTATCGCCCTTCTTAAAACACTCCTCGGACGAATAGAACCGCTCTCCCTCTAACATCTTATCAGTCCTACCTCCTCCCCAAGTTCCTATATATCTAACCACTCCATATGTAAAACTGATTAAAATCTTATCAATCTCAAACCATTCTAATCTTTTTGTCGTATCATTAAACAGATACCCACTTTCCTCATAGATTAATAAAGAATTCGTCATAATTCGTTTTTTTTAAAATTACTTAATATTATTTGCTTTGACTACAATCAGCCCGATGATTTTGAACAAGATCATATAGATCACAATCGTCATACTAGGCTAAATATTTGAGAATTATCATACAATTCTCTTGTATAAGGACTCCAGATTGTCCCTGGCTCTACCGCCGCTGGATCAACAGCCATCAGCCCCACGCCTATCTCATAATATAGCTCAATATCCATTGGCTCTAACGCTACTTTCTCCGCTTCTTCCCGGCTTAATCCTGACAACATTAAACACCTAACTCTATTTTCATAAGCGATGGGCGTTTCATCCGGACTTAACCTTACTGATATTATTTCAGCATCTTCTATACTATTAAGAATCAACTTTTCTTCCATATTATTATTGTTTATGGTTGTTTCTTCCACTCGTTATATCCTACCTCAAAAGCTATGGGGTCATATCTTTTCAACATAACCCCATAATTATCCCTACCAGTATATCTATCCTTACCGCCTATTATCCATTCTTCCCTAGACAAAGAATTACCAAGATAGTTAAGCATGCTTATATAATCTTTCTTGCTTTTCATATCATAATATTACATTAAACAACTCGTTTAGCCTATCTATCTCATTTAAGTACTCATCTTCTTTATAAAACTTAATTTGAGTCCCATTATCCAAACCAAAGGACAGGGTGAAGGATATAACCCAGCCCGATCCGTCCACGGTCTGCCCCTTGGGAACCCAAGACATTACCGCCTTCTTGGATATCCACCATCTCCCTATCTGAACGAAATCAGGATAGTTGTCCATTAAATATACCATCTGACTAGCCATCTTATTAACATCATCAAAAGGCACTATATGATACTTGTTTCTTATCCTGACCTTCAAGAAGGGGTTATCCATATTATATGCCGCAAATGCTGATATCACGGAACTAGGATATCTAACTCCTTTTATTATCACCCATTTCATATATCACCCCCTTTTTATATAACATAAATTCATTGGATAAAATTTATCCGCGCTCTCTTTTCCGTCTCCGCGAAAGTTAGCCAGCCCGCATGTCAGGATGCTCACAAGGTTATCCACCACCTCCAACTCGCTCGATTTGAACCACGCCAACTGACTGTAAGTTTCACCTATCCATATTATACTCATTCTCCCGTCCCGACTGACCTCCTTGACCAGCCCTATATGGTTTTTAGTGTCCTTAATCACATTTGATTCGTCAATATTTGTAAGCCGAACAAAATCCATCGGTCGTATCACTTTATCCTCGTCCATGTTAATCCTCCTATATTTTTATTCTCTCAATTTATTTTTAACCTCCTTGACATATTTAGGGGAATGTAGTCCCCTATGCAATCTTATAGCCCGATCTATATCCTTTTTAGGATTATGATGAGATTGATATATCTCGAACATTTCCCTAGCCTTGGAAGGATTTGTTCGATCATCATATCTATACCGCTTTTTCTTCCGTTTAAGGCGCAATATCCTATTAACCTCATCTACATACACCTTTTTCATCTGCCACCTCCCTAAAGCCCCGGAGGAGGCGTTATACGCACGATCGTCATCCCTTGACTCCACGAAAGACAAGGCGTCCGCCAGCTTGTCCCATACCCGTGCCTCGACCACGGCTGGCTTCGGGGCGAGGGGCATGCCTCCGCTTCCCTTTGGCGGTGTCAATATTATCATCGCCATCACGAGTAAGTATCTCATCACTCTCCCTTATTTTTATAAAACTCCTCCCCGAATTTCACGTTATCCACATAATCCTCCATACACTCATGAACAATTATATGAATATCCCCCTCCGCATATGTTACCTCAGACATCATTCTCTCATTAGTCATCCACCAAGAATAATTATCAATATGCCGTATCTCGAATCCATGATCATGCAACACATACATAACATTATGTCTTAAATTCCTGTCCATCATCATACATTCATACGCAATATATCCGTTGATACTTTCATGAGACCTACCGAACGTATAAACGTACCTACCCATCAACTTATACAACTCCCTTGCCACAGGATTCGGGATCGCCTCATCCATATCAAAATCCCCATCTGGATCAATAACCCACTCTACATCCCGCTCATCAATACAAGCCCTAGGCATTCCTATCGTCCGTACATAAAGGCGTGATCGGTGATCCCTACTTAATACCGTCCCGATATACCTTTCCCATTTGGCATATCCTATATTATGGCTGCCGGTTATATTAAACACAATTTCAGCTCCTATATTAATCTCGTCCATATTCAAGATATTTATATTATCTGTTATTCTTTTTTACACAAAAAGAGGATATAATAGTATAATATTATGATGTTGAGACACGAATACGTTATCTATCATATTATCATACATACCTCCCATATAACGCTATTCACGATATTATATCGTATATGATGCCGCATACCATAAATACGTCTAATCAATCCTTTTTTAAGCCCTTATCGTTATTTAGACTATTAGCTATACTCAATAGCTTTGAAATAAGAGCCTTTTTAGGCTTGTAGTCATCGTTTATACTTATAACTGAGTAATTATATACCACACCTTCTTTCGACACCTCCACGCCCACGTATTTAGGCGCAACGGAATCCCTATGTAATACGATAAACGGGCTTTTGCCGTCTAGCTCATTTATCAACTGATTAAACTGTCTCCTCGTCATCTGATAGTGATATTATTTCTATGTTGTAAATACGATCTCTCTTTACCCTTATCTTCTCGCATAGCTCATCGAAGCACTTATCTTCTTCTAACTTATCAACATAATATGATACACTTGATTTAGAGCTTCCTTGAAGATATATATTCCCTCTTATATTCTTTGAGAAAAAATTAGGCAAGACCATCTTTTGTCTCTTATCTTTATTATCCATGTAAGATATAACAACAACCCACAACTCTGGCTCCCGTTCTTTTACCGATAACATAAGATCAAGACTCGATTGACTATTGATATTCCTCCTGCCAGTTTCGTTATAACGTAGAATAATATAATCATCCGCGTTATCATTCTCAACCATCACGACTATAGAGCGATCGCCCTTCCCATTATCACATAATACTCTTGCCTCTTTCCCGTTGCGGAGATATACCTTATCATAATCTCCGTTTTTGTATATCTCAAAATCAAACTCTATCACCATATCATTTCCTCCTATTGATATATTGTTGTGTACGACCTTCTTTTATTTTTTCGAAATAAAACTTATTCCCATATAACCGGGTGAAGCAGATGTTATACCCGAAATGTTCCGCGCGTCTGATCTGTGCGTAACCTCTACTGATGTCATTATTATCAATCAGCGTAACAAAACAATGTGATCCCACCTCTGTGTTTAAAACCAGATTTTCCCAATCTTTTACCTCCATATCAAATCTCCTTAAATAATTTTTTGTTATAATTATCGCTATTATACCATTTATCGATATTATCGTACTGCTTTGGATAAACCCCATAGGCCTTACACCACCTAGGTAACGGCCCGTTCAACGCATCTAACGCCGTCGCAAGGTCGAACGTAGCCTCCTCCTTGATACAACACCCCGATCCACTCCCACGGCTCGGTATATAAGCTCTACTATATGCTACGCTCATCCCATATTCCCCACGACTCAGATACCCGATGTTAGGCGAATCAGGGAAGGCGTAATACAACATTATATAATCACCCTTACTCCAACTTCTATTATAAGTATCATCCTGCCACGCAAAAACCCTGCAACCGGCTTCTTTCAATTCCGCTGCCGCTCTTTTTAAAATATTGTCCATATTATCTATATTTAATTAAGTTGTGTCAAGGCGCCGGGAACCGACCCCGGATCATATCCGCACACGTACGATCATGATATATCCTTCCGCCCCGCCAAGGTTTTGGTTCAACATTAACAAACTTTCATATCCTCACACATCTTAAAAAAGACCTCTCTTATGATCTTCTTGTATAAGATGTATATCTCATCATCATCCTCATCAAACTCCACTCCCCATGAACGTAATAAATATCTAATATCACAATCCGCTATATGAATCCTGAATATAGACGGAACGCTCATTATGTAATCCTCAAAAGCCTTCTTAATTCCATCCCTTTTGATATGTTCTTTATACTCATTCTTGAACACACTAAGCATAAAAAACATATATTCCCTATCGTATTTAAACTGCTTACCATAATTATCTGTATCTATATGATCCAGTATATATATCTCTATAGCGTCTCTATCGTATTTTGACATACTCCTTCCTCCTCCTTTTGATATTTTATAACCTTTTTCTCCCCATACGCTTTCGCTAACTGGATAAGTTGACCGGTAAATACCTTGGTACGGTGTTTTACGATCTTATCCACCAGCTCCGGGCATCTGGTTCTCCATCTATAATTAACCTCGCCCTTAGCTTTCTTCTTGTAATACCTGTAGAATGTTACGGCTACTACCACTTCTCCATTCTGCTCGAAAGCAACCAAATCGTAATTGTTGTAAACTATTTCATTCATGTTGTTGTTACCCATTTTATGTATCTAATCACTTCTTTAGGCAAAGACATTATATCCTTCACCCTTCTCCCTAAGTTGTACATACCTCCCTTATGAGGATAATAGTCCCCTACATACATCCCTATTCCTTGCGGATGCGACGGGTTTTCGTTACAAGTGAACATCGGATAAAATAAGATTCCTCTTGAATCTTTATTCCTGTCACTTACGCATACAATAGTATATCTATCAGCGACCTTCTCGCCGAAATCATATACCCTTACCTTTCTTTTTACCCCATCATTGTTCTCTATGATATTATTCATGATGTTATTTATATTAATTAATTTTCTTTCCATCAGCGGTATATGTGCCATACCATTCCCTATCCATATTTACCACCTCAATATGATGTATATGATAACAACCATTAGCTATTCTACCGCAATCGGCTATCACCATAGCTATATTCCTATACCCAGAATCAATGAAAACACGAGCCAATCTATCCCCACTAAATATAGATACCTTGATATCGTCTTTCTCTTTTATAATCCTTCTCATATCATATCCTACTATCAAACTAATCTATTCTTTTACCATAATTAGTATATGACCCACACCATCCACGAGCCTCATTTGATACCCTAATATGATCAATGGGTTTATCCCCGACCATATTATTGGCGTACGATATTACATCCGACATACTTCTGAATCCGGAATCCTTAATGGATTTTATAAGCGTCCTATCATACCCGAATACCAATATCTTCACAATATCTCTTTCCTTCACAGTCCTCCTCGCTCTCATAATATTCTAGCCATGAAATAAACAAACATAAAATCTATTTTCTCTTTGTTATCATCTACCCTATGTCCGGTGATCTCAAAAATAACCCTACGCTTTTCGATAGTCTGTATATTATCTAACTGAATAGCTATGTAAGGATATTTCATAACTTTCTCTCTATTGATGTTATTCAAAATAGCGTTGACATCTTGCCTGCGAAAATACATATTTACCCCTATGTAGCTGGCAACCAAAAGACATTCGTCTATTATCCCATCAGTATCGAATAACAATAACATATCATCCTTCTCGATAGTATATTCCATATCAAGAATCTTGATACGTTTGCTTCCGTCCTTCTTATCAGCTATAAGAATCTCTATCATATCCTTGTCAGTCGTAAGGACATAATACGCCTCATCCTTTGTAATATTATCACGAAGGTAAGATAGCGCTTCATCTTGTAATCTTAGTAATTCTATTTCGTTCATATTCATTCCTATTGTTGCCAAGGGGAAAAGGACGGCGCTGGCGACAAGGTCTGTCCAGCCTCCCCGCAGCCGCCCGCATTCCCCTTGGTATCATTAACCACCTCAAATAATCTCATAATCGAATTTCACATTAACACTCTCATCAATGCTCAATTCTTTCTTCATCCCAAATACAGTCTCCCTTACCGTATCAAAACCCAATAATTGATCTTCGGGATTATTCACAAGTTCTCTCCGGTTATTCTTCCTAGGTTTTCGAGATGTAAGAATGTATTCCGAACAACAGCCTCCCTCAAATGTCCTTACCCTAGAATACCATATATCACCAGTTCCGTACTCAACACATATATTCATGTTTATGATAGTATTATTCCACGCTTTTTCCGGGAAATGCTTGAATATCCTGCCAACCCATTCAGTGTCAATACTTATATACGGGGAATCCAGATCCGACGTACCTATGGCATCCGTATATAGGATAATCTCTTTCTTACCCTTAAATATTAAGGCTTTTACATTAATTCCCCTTTCCATTGATAGCCTCTAATTCTATATTATACATGTCAATCAGTTATTAAATGATTACATACTAACTCAGCCTCTATTCTATTGGTATATAACTTATATCCTTCTAAAGTGTCACGATCGCCTTTCAACCAGACACCAACCACATGATAATCTCCGTAGTAGTTATTCCCAGCTATATACCAGTATCTCGTATAGCCACAACACGACATATATCTATCGTATATGTCGTCAAAACGATTCGCCTCCTGTTTCAATTTGTCATAATCAGGATTCAATACATCCATCGACATAAGAGCCTGATGCAATGACATCTTTTTATTTAAAAGTTCTTTTTGCAATTTTCTCATATCTTCATTTTTTAAGCTCGTCCCACGAGACAGGACGGCGCATGACCAGCGAAGGTATCGCCACGCAGATCAGCCGCCCGTTCCCCTTGGTATTATTCTGCCACCTCTAATTTCCCGTAATAAGGATAAAAACAACCGTCTCGATAAACCGAATATCTGAGCGTTTTATCCTTTGCTTCATAGATGGAAACACAACCGCTGTTATAAGCGTTGGATAGTTCTTTTGCTACAAATCCGCCTATTTGTTTATAGGTTTTAGGCGTATCCCTCAACGGTCTGCCTACATATATTTTTACTCTTTTGCACTTCTTGTCGCCTACGTATATATCCTTTTCTCTAAGCTCCGTTAAATACATGAATCTCATATCAGCCGATTTTAAATCCAACATTCCTCTACCTCTATCTCCATATGATCCGCCCAATCACATCTATCAACATCCTCTCCATCCTCAAAGTAATAGTAAGCCCATACCTGTACGCCTCCTGCCTCTATATATCCATCACTTTTCCATTCTATCAACCCGTCTTGCCTTACCACGTTGGTAGGCTCAGCCCCTAGCGACAGCAGATTATTTACTATACTACCGCCAAATACGTTCCTTGCTTCTTCTTTCGTCATATCACTGTCAGATTTTTAATATTACACTAACGCCAAAGGGGAACAGGGACGGACGACCAGCGGGACCTACCCCACGCCATCGCCGCCTCCCGTTCCCCTTGGTTTCCTCCGCATCACCCCATACCAATAAACAATATCTACCCGCCATCGCTCACAACCGCCTTGCCTTGACCGAAAACTCCTACCACTTGTAAACTTTTACATTTGATCGGAAGATACCCCTTGCTTGAAAGGCGTTTCCCTTGCTCGAAAGGTATTTTTCTTGTTTGTTGGTGTTTTTTTCTTGTTTGGAGGTGTTTTTTCTTGTTTGGGAGTGTCCCATCACGCAAACCCCACCCCTCCCTCGAAATCCCCACGAAATCCTAAGACCTTCCGCTACTTTGTTCCACGTGGAACGCTGATTCAGTCTAGGATATCGAGGTCTTTGTTCTTGATTGCCTTATATACTTGCCTAATACAATGTATTGATAATAAAACCAATAAAGAAACTATGATTATAGGCAGAGCGTCGCCAGTAGCTATAACATACCGCCCCAACTCAAACGCCATATACCCACAAAACAAGGTAAGCACCAAATATATAAATACACCCATAAAAATATACAATAAGTAACCACGATTTTAAAATTGAACGCAAATAATACAATTAGTTGAGTATCAATAAAATAATATATATCAACCCCTAGAGCTACCTCTAAAGGAAGACAAGCCTAGATATAGATAAAAAATATACAATAAGTACCGCCTATTATATACCTTTTAGGATCGATTCAAGCGCAAAACCATACATAAGGGCACAATATACCCGTCCGCATGGATATATATGTATACAAAATGATGCTAAATAAAGCATTTTACTTACACATTTTCGATCAAGGCTTAAAATTTGCCGCCTCAACACTTTTATGTGTAAGCAAAATATATACACATTCTATCATTTTGTAAAATATAGGCACAAAAAAGCCCTTTCGTCCTATATCACTACGGTACGAAAGGGCACAAACTTTAAAATCAAATAAAAACAAACGATCTATTGCCGCAATTTGTTTGCCATGTAACTAACACGTTTCCGCCTACATTTATCAGATTCCCTACTACAATCTAATTTATTAGACTTGTATAGCTCTTTGGTAAGCTCAATATAGAACTCAATTTGAGACTTTCTTGCAGCGTTTAAAGCCTTTTCTTTTTTAAGTGCTAGCTTTCTATTCAGATTGTCAAATTTTCTCCTATACATAATTTATTCGTTTTAAATGGCACCAATAAGAAACGGTGATCCGGGGGACAATACGGCCGGCGTTATCGATACAGCCAGCCGAACGCCCGCACGCCCGCTAATTAATTTGTATTGGTCCCTTTGCCGACAACGAAGCCGGCCAAATACGCACATACGCTTCCCGTGATACGTACCGACAAGGCGCACTTTGTCCGTCAATTTAACCGCACAAAATACCCTTGTAAGGGCCGTTATTTTGCTATCACATATAACGCATAAGTACTTAAGCAACCTTAAACGTTATTGCTTTGATATATTGACACGGTTATAACGCCGTTATGCACTCCATACGTGCTACTCTAGCAACGTATAGACATACGCCCTATACATGCGTATATACACCAATATACCCCGTGTTTTTACACGGCCTACTAGGTTGACCCAGTGTATTTACCAGATTGATATAAACCAAAAGATAATAGCACTATTCTGAACTAGAATAGCGCTTAAACCACATTGTTAAGCGGCGGTCCATCTACACAGGTTATCGTAACACTACCCACCTGTGTATGTCTACATCAATAAATTAAAGATCCTGCCTATTTAGTCTAGTCCGGTGGCACGACGGGGACGTACAGGCACTGCCACCATAACGCCCCCTATGTGATTAAATAGGGGGCAAATCGTTTGCTATCTATCATTTTTAGGGTGCGTCAAATAATATGTAACGCACTTAGCAATGAGATTAAACGTATACCGCTTTATTGGTACGGCGCATTTTACAATACGTTTGTCAGTGCCATTAAACGTTTCATAATATATGCCAAAATCAAACTCTATAGGCTCGTTGTATCCAAAGCGTTTATGAGAAGAGCCGAGTATTGCTATATCCTCTATTTCGTTCATTTTAAGCTTCTTGTTTTTGTCCTTATCGTTTTTATCATAGTATTCACGTTCTACTTCTTTGTAGGAGCAAAAGGTACCGTTAACTCGCGGTAATATTTCTTTGCAAAGTTGTATTACTACTTCTTTATCCTTTGCTAAAGACACCAAAGCGGGGACAATCGACTTGTCTACTTTGATCTCATTTTCTTTCAGAATCTCATTGACTTCTTTTCCAGATTTAAAAAGTTGACACCAAGCTTTGACCGCACCTGTGAGTGTTTTTTCACTTGCTTTCTTTACCTCGTTCTGTACTTTGTTTAATTCTTTATTTGTCATTAGATTTGCCCGTACCCTCGGGACTTGTATTAGCATCTGGTGCGCCTGTTTGTTAATGCTGTTATTTTACAGAAGCAAATATACTACATGTTTTATTTTCAAACAAATATTTTGCAATAAAAATTCGGCGATTGTATGTAATAAATCTAATCAAATGTAAATGTGTATTAAAATATTGATTTATATGATTGATAATCAGCAAGTTAAACGGAAAATAAACATTCTTTTTTCGTCCAGCTGGTAGTTTGCCGTTCCTGTTTTATAATTTATATAGGTTGGGGGGTGGACCAAAAAACGGCAGCCCGGCCGGGCCGATTTCGGGGAGGTGGTCCGTCCCACATATCTCCGCATATCCCCCATCCGTCCCACATATCCCCCATCCGTCCCACATATCTCCGCATATCCCCCATCCTCACC